GGGGGGAGAGAACGGGGTCGCGCTCCAAGCCTTGTGCTACGCTGCCATGTCGCTCCGCTTGACGAAGGAGCGCAGCAGGTAGAGGAGTGCGTTCGGGATGTCCGCCACGTCGACGACGTCGACGACGCGGTCGCAGGTCTCCTCGAGGAACTTGTTCCTCCCGCCGATGGCGAGGGCGAAGACCTTCACCCCGTTCCGCTGCAGGCGATGGATCTCGCGCGCAGCGGACGGTGCGTTGTTCGGCTGGCCGTCGCTGATCAGCAGGACGACCTTCTCATCGGCGGTCGACTTCGCCGCGTCAGGGAAGAGGTGCCGCAGGCCATCGGCCATCGGCGTGGTGCCGTCCGAGTTCCGCATCTCAGCGAGCAGCGGCCTCACGTTCTGGATGTTCTCGTCGAGGCGCTTGTAGAGCCTCAGGTCGGCCTCTCCCATGTGGGCCCATCGCGAGGCCCGGGTCAGGAAGCCGACGGCCGAGGTCTCGATGATGCCCTCCAGGGCCTCGAGCACCACGATCGCCGACCGTGCCGCCGTCTGCATCCGCGGTCCGTTCATGGACGAGGACTGGTCGAGGCAGATGCCGACCCAGTAGCTCCGGCCACCGAGCTCGCGCTTCTTCTCGAAGATGCGGTTGTCCTCGTTCGTGACGCGGTAGAGGCGGTTCGCCTTGATCCGCCGGCCGGAGACGTAGCTGCCGCCCCAGCGGTCGCGGGCGTTCTCGCGCAGGACGCCGACCGCGTAGCGCCGCACCGTGCTGATGTACGGAGCGACCTCGGCCCGGATCTGCTCGTAGATCGGAGCGTTCCGCGCCATGCGGTCGCGCAGCTGGGCCGACTTCTTGGTCAGGCCCATGCCCTCGGCCAGGCGCGACATCGCCGCCTCGTTCTCCGCCTGGATCTGCTTCTCGACCTGGGCGGCCTGGCGGTTGAGGCGCTTGAAGTGGGCCTCCCAGTTCTTGATCAAGGTCGGCTTGTCGGCCTGCTTGGACATCTCCTTGACCATCTGCTGGATCGGGTTGCCGGTCTTGACGTCGTCGCCCGCGGGCTCGTCGTCGTCGACCGCGTCCCCGGACTCGACGTCTGCGAGGTCCTCGTCGTCATCGTGCATCTGCTTGGGCCCCGCACCGCCGTTGCCGCCGGCGCCGCGCATCTGGACATCGGCCTCGCCGTCGCCCTCGCCGCCATCGTCCTCGCCGGGGGCACCCTCGGTCGCCTCGCCGGAGCCGCCCTGCCGCTTGCCGGGCTGGCCGTCGTCTCCGCCGGGCTGGCCGTCGTCCTGTGCGGCAGGGGCGTGGTCGCCCTCGGTGGCGTCCTCGGTGTCCTCGTTCATCTGGGCCATCGAGGACGGCTGCTTGGCGACGCCCTGCTGCTTCTCCTCGTCGCGCTTCGCCTTCTTGCGCTCGGCGTCGCGCTTGCGCTTGTCCTCGTCCATGAGGCGGTTCAGCACCGCGTGGACGGGGCCGAGCATGTCTGCGCAGTCCTGGCCGGTCTCCGCTCGCGAAGCGGCCTTGACGATCGCCTCGATCTCGGCGATGGCGGCCTTGTCCCGCTCGTCTCCGAGGGCGGGGAAGCCGTTGATGACCCGGCCGATGTTGTGGATGAAGCGCCACTTGGTCGGGAAGGCGCCGAACTGCTTCTCGACGTGGGGCTGCCAGAGACCGACCTGGGCCTCGCGGAACAGCGTGCCGCAGCCGGCGTAGCGCTCGGACATCTTCCACTCGATTCGCCCGTCCTCGACGATGTTGAACAGGAGCAGCGCCGCGTTGGGCCGCTTCTTGTTCCAGGCCGAGAGGTCGACCTCGCCGGTGAAGAGCAGATGCCCGACCTCGTGCGCGGTGACAGTGACGATGGCCTCCCCGAGCACCGCGACATCCGCCACGCGGTACGTCAGCCGTGGCGGATCTGCGGTCGGAGCAGCGGCCCAGTACTCGCCGGGCTCCACGATGACCGGGGAGCCCTCCTCCAGGAGCGCTGTCGTCAGCTTGTCGACGAAGGTGCGGAGGTTGTGCTCAGTGACAGAGAAGCTCATGTCAGACCCTCGCGATCGTCGTGGACACGAGCGAGCGGATGAACTGCTCCTCGTGGTGTGGGGCCTTGCCGTAGATCGCCAGCTCAGCGGCCTGGAAGGCATCGCCGAGGCGGACCGTGAAGTCAGCCCACATGACGAGGTCGGCGGTCGAGAGCCAGAAGAGGCCCTTGTTGTCGTTGAAGTTGTTGCGCACGCCCTGCGCGGTCTGCACCATCTGGCGCCCGAGGTCCTCGTCCAGCGTGGGCACCCGGTTGAGCAGCACCTTCAGCTCGTCCTCGGGCGTGAGCAGGTCGACGCGGCGGATCAGCAGGCGCCGCGCCAGAGCGGGCGAGAGCTCCCGGACGCCGGGGTACAGCTCCGGCGGATTCATCGTCCCGTAGAGGCGGAAGTTCTCGTGCGGGCGGATGATGAAGTCCGGGTGCTCCGGCGGGAGGTCCGTGATGGTGACGAAGCCCTCGTCGAGGTACTCGTGAAGCATGATGAGGACCTCGGGCACCACCGCGTTGATCTCCTGGAAGCCGATGGCGATGCCGTGCTTCATGGCGAAGGGGAGGATCCCCGGGCGGAACTGCATCGTGCCGTCCTCGACCCAGATCTTGCCGACGAGGGTGTCGACGTCGACCTGGCCGTGGCCCGGCACCGAGTGGTACGGCCACCCGGCCTCCTGGTGGAGGCGCTGCAGCAGCGCCGTCTTCGCGACGCCGGTGTGACCGACGAGGACCAGCGGGACGCCGGTCTCCATGGTCATGGCGACGGCCGTGCGCTCGTTCGCCATGTTGATGATGTCCTCCGCCCCGTCAGGGACGAAGCGCGCGGCGACCGAGTCGATCTCGGCCGGCGGCTTGGGAAGGGGACGAATCGCAGCCATGTTTCCTCCTCGGGCGAGGTTGGGGTCTTTGCCACTTCCCGGCGGCTCGGACCCAGGATTCCCTACACTTGTATTGTATACTTTTGCTGAGGCCCTGTCAAGTACCTGCTTGTACACCTTGTGGTGCTCGGTCATGCTCAGACCGGCGGTGCTGAGCGCCGCGACGTCCGCCGGGGTCAGCGTCTCCCTGAGCTTGCAGGTCGGGCAGGAGACGTAGGCGCCGGTGTAGTCCTGGTTGAGGTTGATGACGTGGTGGTCGCACGTCGTCATCGCTCGGTCTGCGTCTCGTCGATCTGCTGAGCCTGGAACTCAGCTGCGCGCAACGTAGCGTACCACGCGTTCTCGCGCAGGCGACGACGCCAGCGCTCGCGTTCGTCGCGGCGTCCCTCGCGGTACCCGGCCCAGCCGCACGTGATCGCCACGAGCAGCAGGACTGCGATGTCGATGTTGGCGATGGCGACGATCATCAGTCGACCGCCCATCCGTCGGCGAGCATCGTGTCGACGTCCGCGTACCGCGTCGTCTTGACGCCGGGAACCTCGCCGTCGTTCTCGAGCTGCACCAGCACGAGCTTGGCTCGATCGACACCGAAGAGGTTGACGTGGATCACAGTCTCCGGGTAGTCGGCCGTGACGACGCCGAGGTCGGGAAACGTCCCTGGCTCGGTCGCCGGCTTCTTGACGGGGAGGACCGGCCACATCGGCCAGTCCTCCACCGCCGCGATCTTCTGCTTGTCGGTCAACGTGGTTGTCATGCGCCCTCCTTTGAGGGGTAGTCGGGGTAGACCTTCGAGAGCGGCACCCCGTGCTTCTTGGCGAGGGCCGCGACGAACGCCGCGATCCGCGCCTTGTCCGCAGCCGTGGGCTTGCGCTTGTCGTTCGCCAATCAGCCTCCTCTCCCCATCTCGGTCTTGGCGGTCTCGAACACCTGCTCGAGCTGCTCGCGACTGAGCAGCGTTTCGACCACGCGCGTGTCGCTCATGAGGACCAGCATGACGTGCTGGTCGCCCCACGGCTGCACCTCCACCGTGTGCGCGCGGTGTCGCGGGCGGCCGGGGTAGTCCACGGACACCCGCTTCCAGGGTGACGTCGACATCTGCGTCAGTCCTTCTTGGTCAGGGACGTCCGCTCGGCCGCGCGCTTCACCGTCCAGCGCTCGTGCGCGCCGGAGAGGTTCACGAAGCGCTCGAGCTTCTTGGGCAGGGTCTCGCCCGCCTCGCGCATCGCCCGGAGGCTGAAGCGCTCGGTCGCGGCGACCTCGGTGCGGCGCATGACGTAGTCGCCGACCTGGACGCTGACGCCGGGAGGGAGCACGCCGCGGATGCGGTCCTGCTCCTGCGCCAGCCGCGCCTTGAGCTCGGCCGCCTTGGCGTCCAGGAGGGCGAGGTTCGCCTTGATCTCCTCGATGCGCTTGGCGGTCAGCGCCGCGCCGACCGAGTGGATGTCGTCGATGACGGTGGGCAGCTCCTCGAGATCGTCGATGTCGAAGAGCGCTGTGTCCTGGGTGATGATGTCGAGCTTGTCGTTCATGTTCCCTCCTCGGGCGAGGTTGTCAGGGTCAGTACTGCCGCGGGCGGTGGCAACTCATCTGGCGCGGTCTTCCTCCTTACCACCCTCTTGTATCCCGCAACCCGCGGCAGCTTCGGTTGGGAGCCGGGAAGCAGAGCCGGTAGGTTCCGGATGCTCCCGTTGTCGCCAGCTTAGTGCTGCGTCTCCCAACAGGGTCAGTGGATCAGCCCCTCCAGATCCTTGAGGTAGAGGCCGTCCAGGACGATCCCCTCGCTGAAGCCCCAGCTGAGGCCGTAGGGCTTGGCGGGGTCGCCGCTGTCCTTGAAGCCGGTGAAGTGGTTGTAGCCCTTCGCCGCCTTGCGCGCGACGAACTCGTAGCGAGCCGCCAGCGTCTCGAACGTGTCGCAGCCGCGGTCGGTGGGGCGCCGGCGGTTGGCCAGCGCCTCGAGCTCCTCGAGCGTGACCAGCCCGCGATCCCACTCGCGCCGGTAGCGCTCAGCGAGCCCGGAGTTCCCGCCGTCGACGGCGGCCAGCGCGAGCAGAGCCGCCTCGACCCGGCGGTCCCAGGCCTCGACGGTGGTGCAGCCGCAAGGGTCGTCGTGGATGGCGCAGCGGCGGCAGTAGCCGCAGGGCGTCCGCGCGGTGTCACAGAATGTCGCTGTCATCGCAGCCTCCTCGGGCGAGGTAGTAGCGGTTTGCCGGGGAATATCCCGACATAAATATTGTATACTAATGCCGGGGCAAAGTAAACAGCTACCGCCTGTCTGGGAAGGCGCAGTCGAGGCAGATGAGGCCCTCAGATGTGAGCATGTAGTCGCTGTGGAACCAGCCCGCTGTGCGCTTCCCGCAGCGGATGCACACGCTCACGTTCGCGAGGCGTTGGGAGAGGCCGTCGTCCTCCAGCGTCCATGATCGTCCCTGCGCCCACGAGATAAGGTGGTCGACCGCTTCGGTGACTTCTTCGTCGGTGGGTTCTGACTCAGACATCTGCGGTCTCCAGTTGGTAGACGCGGGCGAAGCACTCCGACGGCGGACGCAGCCAGACGGAGCTCGGGACGTCAAGCGACCACACGAGCATCTCGCGTATGCTAGGCAAGCGCGACACTTCGTCGACGTCGAACTTCGAGGAGAACCGCGAGTCGATCACCGACTGAGTGAAGCGGACGCGGTGGAATCTCTGGCTGAGCTGATCCCAGCTCTCTGGGATGCCCAGCCGGACCAGGTCGCGGCGGCTCCAGACGTGAGCGGTGTGGATGTCCGGCTTCAACTCACAGACCCACGCCTCTCTCCTCCAGTCCGGCTGCTCAGTTCGCACCCACTCGAGCCAAGGCGACGTCCCTTCCGGCAGCAGGTCGGACGTCCACAGGCCGCCCTTCGGCTTGCCGATGGTGCCGATGTGCGGATCCCACTGCGCGGCCTCGAAGCGATCGTCTGACGGGCAGGAGCCCATGAAGACTTGGTGCGACATCAGTACGACACGCTTCCCGGAGGAGGCCACGCGATCGGTTGCCTAAGCTGCCGGTAGGGAATCCCGTCAGTCGTCGTCTTCGAAGTCGGGACTGGGACGAGAGCTCCCTTCTTGGTGCGGACGATGATCGCGCAGTCGACGTGCATGTCTCCAGACGCGAAGCGCTCAGTCTTGAACGGCTGACCCGCTACGTGGCCGACCACCTCGACCTTGTCTCCGGAGGTCATGTTGACCGGGGACACGTCCATGATCGCCACGACCTCGGTGAACGGTGTCGGACGCAGTGTCGGGCGGCTCAGCGGGCTCATGAGTACTTGAACGCTGCCCAGATCCCGAAGCCCACCAACGTCCACATGGCCACGACGATGAGCATGGCGAGGATCAAGCCCCAGTTGGTGCGGTAGCAGTCGCTCCACTCGAGCTCGTCCATGTCTTCGTTCCAGACGTCGTCGTGGTGGATCACTTCTTGGCCTCGTTCCGTCCGATGGTGATCATGCGCACCAGCTCGTCGATCTTGGCGTCCACGGCGGGAGGGGCGATCGGCTTGATCGCCTTCGCCATCGTGATCGCCCTCTCGCAGGTGCCGGCGAGCACCTCGACACGGCGCTGGAAGTTGAGCACCGGCTTGCCGAGCTCGTACTTGTGGACGTACGGGACGGGGTTGCCGTTCTCGTCCTTCTTGAGCGTGTCGGTGGGCTCCTCCATCAGGAGCATCTCAGCCAGGAAGTTGCCGACGCCGCGGCTCGCGCGCTCGATGTAGCCGTCGCGGAGGTAGACGCGCAGCGTCCACGCGTACCACGGCTGGAAGCCGCGCCGCTCGAAGAGGCGGTACGCGCGGTCGACGTTGTACTCGAGGTCGGCGTAGAGCTGCTCCTCTTCCTCGGTGCCGATCTGCGATGCCGGGATGTTGATCTGGAAGATGCCACAGTCGCGGCTCTTGACCTCGCCCGTCACCTTGTCGATGTTGTCGTTGTACGCGCGCTGGTACCCCTGCGACTCGCTGAGGCAGACCGCGACGATCGTGACGAGGTCTATCGAGTCCTTCCAGCCTCGCGCCCAACAGAGCGCCGCGATCTCCTTGGCGGGGATCTGCTTGCCCCTCAACTCACCCATGCTGTGTCCCCTTTCTTGGAACCGGGAGCCACCCGGTTCGATGGCCTCTTCCTGTGCCGTCCCAGTACGCGACGCGCTTCTCGCTGCCGGAGACTTCCAGCAGCGAGACGGCGAGCTTCTCCGCTTGCGCGGTGTCCATGTAGACGCTCACCGTCCCGCGCTTCCACCATCGACAGGAGATCCTCAGGCGGAGCGTCTTCTTGTCGTCAGTCTCGGCGGAGTAGACGTCGAAGTCGTGGAGGTCGATCTGCATGCGGCGTCTCACAGCAGCACCGCCTCTCTGAAGAGCTTCGCGAGCACGGCGTACCCGGCCTTGTTCGGGTGGACTCCGTCCTTGCTCAGCAGCGACTTGTCAGGTGATGCCTCCTTGGCCAGCTCATGCGACCAGTCCGCCACTCTGAAGTGGCCCGAGGAGCCCTTGGCGCGCTTCCTCAGCGCGGCGTTCCAGTGCGTGTAGCCGTTGGTCGAATCCGCGAGGGGGCGGTGGATCGTGCTCCAGACGATGACGGGATGCGGGCCGACGATCGTCCGCATCCGCATCAGCTGGCTGTCGAACCACGAGGGCGTGTTCAGGTACCAGTCGTTGGTCCCGAGGCTGACGAGCACGAAGTCCCACGGGATGCCGCGGAACTTGACGACCTCGCGAAGCCCCTCGCCGACGTTGCGGCCGACCCTCGAGTCGACCGCACGTCGTGAGGCGTTCAGCTGGATCAGCGGCTCGGCGCCGACCATGAGCGAGTCGCCGATGAAGAGGACGTTCACTTGCCCCTCGCGATGTCGCGTGCGAGGTCCGCCGCTCCGCTGTCGATCATGCCCTCGGTCAACACGCGCGTGTCGAACCCGGACTCCACGAAGCGCTTGGCGCGACCGGCGGCGCCGCGCTCGACCAGGTCTGTCAGGTCGAGCGTCTCGGGCTCGTCATCGTCTTCGGCCCACATCTTGTCCCAGCACGGGCCGCAGATCCCGGTCATGAGGCCCTCGCGCTCGGACGGCCCGAGCTCGGGGAACGCCTCCTGGATCAGCGTTCCCGTGCCCCACTTGTTGTAGCCCTCGGCCGAGACGGTGAGGGTGCTCTGCTTCTGGCAGAACGGGCAGGTGACATCGACGTCGATGGTGTCCATGTCAGTGCTCCGGAGTCGCGTAGCGGACGATCGCACCGGGGTAGGGGTCCTCGGTGATGACCCGCTCGCCGCTCTCGGTCATGGGCGTCACCCCGGCCTCTGCCGCCTTGTCGTAGGCGGCCTTCAGCGCCGACCAGTCCACGTGGCCGTCGAGCGAGCGGGGGTCGCTGTTGATGAGGTAGCGCGCGACGTCGTCGCGGTAGCCCTCGCCCTGCTCGCAGCAGGCCTCCAGCCACTTGACGAAGTCCTCCGCCTCGTCCTCGTCCGTGAACAGCGGGCCGAAGACCAGGCCCGTGACGCTGTCGACGAAGACCGATGTGTTGCCGATGTAGAACGACACAAGCATCACTCCTTTGAGTGTTAGATGATCTCCCAGATGGAGCCGATGGCCAGCTCGATGGCGTCCATCGACCACGTCCGTGCAGCCCTGGCCTCGAACAGCAGGCCGTTGATCGTTCTGATGCAGCCCTGCGCGTCGTGCCACGTCTCGCCGGTCAGCGCCGCAGCCTCGAACGCTGCGCCGGCGATGAACGCGATCGCCTCCTTCTCGGTCAGGCCCTCGCGCTCGAGGCGCTCGACCAGGACTCCGAGCCGTTCGGCGATGTACGCTGCGCGATCCTTCTCGTTGCTGAGCGGATGTCCGCGGTGGCCGAAAGGCTCGTCGGCGACCCGCTCTCGACGACGCATGAACAGCTCGTTGCATCGGCGGTTCATGACCGTGGGGAACACCCATGTATCGCGGCGATGATGCTTGCCGCAGACGGGGCAGCTCTTGACGTCTGTCTGCAACTTCACCTCCTCGGGCGAGGGACTGTATAGTTACATTGTATACTTCAACGCGAGCTCTGTACACCGGCCAGGTACCGCTTGAGCTCCTTGTCCTGCGGCTGACGGTCGAGCTCGCCACGGACGAAGATCGCGTAGCTGTCGACGGCGTAGTCTCCGATCCCCGGCAGCTGGCGCAGCTCCCAGTCGGTCAGCGGCATCGTCTCGATGTCGTGCTCGCGGATGTCGATGGTGTCGATCCAGCGCGCTGAGAACTGCCGCAGCCGAAGCGCCCGTACGTTCTGGAGCCCGAGCGGCTTGATGATGATGGCCAGCGAGGCGAGCTCCTCGTCGGTCAGGTCTTCGACCGAGTAGGGCCCGGGGAAGTACCGGAACAGCTCGGGGTAGACGCCGTCCACCTGAGCGCGCGACGTCTGGTTGAGCAGGATGCAGCCGACGAGCATCTGCCACTGTTCGGTCGCTCCGTGAGGATGACCGCCGAGGAGGATCTCCTGAAGCAGCATCAGTTCAACCTCGCCTGTCGCGCGATCGATGCGGCGATCGGCTCGGCGGCCACGCAGAGGATCGGCACGCCGTCCGGGAGGATCAGCACGATCGTCTTCTGGGCCTTCATCGCGTAGCGGACTGTGGCCCATGTCCCGGATCGCAAGACCTCGCTGAACTCCTTGGGACACGCGATCAGCGTGTCGCAGAGCTGGGCGATCGCTGCGTTGCGGACGAGCGGGTCGGCGGAGTCCATGACGGAGTCGGCGTCGCAGAACGCGCGCTTCCCCTCGATGTTCGACGGGAAGACCACGACCTTGACGTCGAAGTCGAGGTTCCTGACGATGTCGTGGAAGTCGCGATCTGCTCCGATGCAGTCGCCGTGCATCGCGATGTCGAAGTCGGAGTTTTCCAGCACGTCCGCGAGCGTCTCGCGCTGCTCGAAGCTGAGACCCTGTTGTGTTCCTGTGAAGCCGATGATCAAAGCAACTCCCTTCGGGCAGGGATTTTCAGGACACTAGTATTGTATACTTTTCGGAGGGAAAAAGACAGGGCTAGGCGCAGCCGCGCTCGGCGCGCCGGCGCTCGTACTCCTCCCGAGACAGGTGCGGGTTGGGGAAGACCTCGACGGTGCCCTCGCGTAGGTGGTGCTCCTCGCCGATCGCGGTGAGGAGCTTGTCCGCTTCGCTGAAGGTGACGAACTCGAGCTTGGAGTTGCAGATCTCGCTCGTGCGCTTGATGTGGATGCCTGTGTGGAACGAGAGCCACTGGATCGGCCCGAAGTGGGCCACCGGTGTGGAGTAGTCTGGGTCAGTGGTCACGGCCATCGCTTTGGCCGGACGAGCAGCGAGGTACCTGACGATCCACGCTCGCAGGATCTCTCCAAGCGGCTCCGCTTCGACGATCTCGTAGTCGCGGACGCGGTAGTCGTTCGGCTGGAACTTAGTCAACGTGGACGTCGCCCTTCTTCCAGGCTGCATGTCCTGCGAGGAACGCGATGCGCTCAGGGGTCGGGGCGATGTTATGCATCTTGAGGTACTCGATCCGGCGCCACAGCTCGCGGTACACGAGCGACTTCCTCGCGTCTCCGCTCGACGGCATCAGGTTGCCCTCATAGACCTTGTGGTTCTTGGAACCGTGCGGTCGTGCGCGGATGCCACTAGGCTTGACGCGCTGGCGGACGAACGTCCCGATGTGCTCGCACTGCAGGGCGTCGTTGCGATCGACCTCGCCGTTGTCCAAGATCTTGAGCTTGTTCTCAGCCCTGATCCCAGCGCTGAACCCGTCAGGCGAGAGGCAGCGCTTGATGCCGCGATCGTCAGGCGTCCCCTTGTGGGCGCAGAACTTGTCCTCCGGAGCGTTGCACTTCTTGAGGTTGTGCTCCCTGCCCGGCTTCACCGTCGCTGGAAAGGGCATGCCCCAGCTCTCCACCTCTTCAAGCAACAGGGACACGTAACGCGGGCAGACGAGAGCTCCGACGTAGTACTTCAGCCAGCCGGACTTCTTGTGATGCTTGTAGCCGCAATGCCCACAAGGCATCTGTGTTGGAAGCTCGTTGGTCACGACCCCTTCCCCAGGTTGAGGTAGTACAGGCCATGGAGCAGCGCGCTCTCCGCGTGCTCCGACCACGGCTTCCCGTGCTCTGCGATGTGGTTCTTGTAGTAGGGCGTCTTGCGCGTGAGGTTGAGCACCTGCGTCTGCTGCTCCACCAAGTGGATCCCGTTGACCTCGGCCGTGCGCTTGATCGCCCCGATCAGCTGAGACGTAGGCATCGTGGAGAACGACTGCGTCTTCGCCATCCACGGATAGAGGTGGAAGCGCTCCAAGACGATCAACGTAGGTCGCCACCCGGTGATCACCTCCCATAGTTGAGCTTGAGTCAGTTCTTCAGCGTACTGCCATCTTCGGTTGGCCCAGCACGACACCCCGACGTGAACGTCGCCGGGATCGATCGCGAGCATGCGCGCGTCGATCGGCACGTGCGTGCTAGTCGCGTAGCCGTTCACGGATCTTGCTCACTTCCGCTGCGTGCCTCGCGCGCTCTGCGTTCAGCTTGGTCTGATAGTCATCTGAGATGGCGAGCACTCGACGTCGATGCTTCAAGTTCGCCTTCTCCAGCCGGTCGTGCAGGATCTCCATGCGGTTCTGAAGTGTGTTGCGTGCCACTGAGCGATCCTCCAAGATCTTGAGTTTACGGGTTCGGTAATATACCGAATCCGATTATCTTACTTTGCGTCCGACCAGCGCGTCGCGTGGTTGATGTCCACATCCATGGGTACGAGGAGCTCTGGCCAGTCGCACATGACTGCTCTGACCGTCTCTCGAGCCAGATCGAGCTCTTCCTCCGGACATTCGACCACGACTTCGTCGTGGATCTGCAGCAGAACGCGCGATCGCATGCCGTCCTTCTCGAACCGGCGATGCAGTCGCACCATCGCGCTCTTCGCCTGGTCAGCTGACGTCCCCTGGACGAGGGAGTTCACAGCCTTGTACGCGAACCGCCCTTCTTCTTCACGATGCCTGCGGCCGAAGACCGTGACGATGTAGCCGCGCTCGCGCATGGCCTGTTCGGTGGCGCTCTTCAGCTTGCGGATGCCGGGGAACCGATCGTAGAACGCGTAGAGCATCTTCTTGCCTTGGTCGAGCTCGACGCCGAGCATGTCCGCGATCTTCTGCTGGCCCGCTCCGTAGACGATGGCGAAGTTCATCGTCTTGCCGTCGGCCCGCATCTGCTTGGTGACCTCTTCGGGGCGGACGCGGTACATCGCTGCGGCGGTCTCGCGATGCGGGTCTGGGTCGTCCTGCTCGAAGATGCGGAGCATGGAGTCGTCTCCGACCTTGGCCATGTAGTGCCCGAGCACGCGAAGCTCCTGCGCCTTGAAGTCGGCGAAGATGAGCTGATGCCCGGGTCGCGCGATGAACGCCCCTCTCACCCCGCCCTTCTCGCGCGGGATCGTCTGGAGCGCGGGCTCTGTGATGCTCATGCGCCCAGTGCGTGCGCCCATCTGCTTGAAATTGCAGCTGATGATCGCGAGCTCGCCGATCATGCGATGTTGCTGAGCAAGGTGCTCGTAGTACGACCCGAGCATCTTGGTCGCGGAACGGTACTCCAGGACGCGCTTGGCGAACGGGTGGTCGAGGCCCTCGAGAACCCACTCTGGAAGCTTGACCCTGCCCGTGCGCGGGTTGACCCAGTCGCCCTTGATGCCGAACTGCTCCAGCGCCTTCGCGACATCGTCCGTCGAGCCGGGGTTCATGTCCCAGCCGAGCTGCTGAGTCATCTCCACCCTGATCTCTTCGATGGTCGGCGTCAGCTCAGCGATGCGCGTGTTGACGAAGTCGAGGTCGATGCGCATGCCTCTCTCCTCTGCCCAGAAGAGCACCCACATGACATCGAGCTCGGTCGCGTAGATCCGAGGCAGGTCTCGCTCCGCGAAAGGCTTGGACTGAGGAGCGGACGTCTTCTCCATCTCGTGCATGAACTCGGCGAAGAGCGCGAGCGTGAGGTAGGCGTCGCCCACTGCGTACGGCACCATGAGCCGAAGCGGGACCTCGTCGTAGCGGATCTCCCGCCCCTCGACCTTGGCCTGCGACTCGCGCCACCCATCGATCTGCGAGCGGTAGAAGTCGGCGGGAGTCCCGTCGGTGTCGTAGCTGATCCCGAGCGCCGTAGAGAGCTCCTTGAGGCCGTGGTGCCTCTTTTCGTTGAGGATCGGGCTCATGATCATCGTGTCGTGCACCTCGCGCTCCATCAGCTCGAGCCCGTGAGCGTCGAACATGCGCTTGAAGACGTGGAGGTCGTACTTCGCGTTGTGCATGACGATCGTCGGCGTGTCGTTGAAGATCTCGAAGACCATCTTCGCCGCGTCCTCGCGGATGCGATGGTTCCCCGGGTCGTCCACGTAGTGCGTCTTCTGGTAGACGGCGTCCTCGTTGCGGGTCACGACGTAGAACGTGCGGTCGCGGCCCCACGAGAGCGTCACCGCGAACGGGTCGGCGTCGGACTCGTACCAGCGCCATGTGGGAGACTCCGTGTCGAGCGCCACGACTGCGGGACGGTCTTCGCGCCACAGCTGCAGCACTGTATCAGCCGAGACGAGCTCTCGCGCGTCGAAGTCGTCGAACTGCTCGAGCAGGTTCACAGCACTTCCTCCCACGTGAAGCGCACAACTCCGCCCCGATCGAGCGCCTCGATCCCTCTGAGGCTCTCACGGTAGAGGTAGTGGTAGTAGACGTGCGTCACGCCTGCGTTGGCCAGTAGCGTCGCGCACAGCTCGCACGGGGATACCGTGAGGATCGCGACGCGATGCACGCCGGCGGTCGCCTTGGCGATCGCGTTCATTTCCGCGTGGACGCAGCCGCACGCGCCCTCGTCCTCGCGCAGGCACGTGTTGGGCCCGCCCTTGACGCCGCCGTTGTAGCCGACGACGAACTGGGTGAGGTCCACGCTGGCGAGGACAGCTCCGACCTGAAGCCGCTTGCAGCGCGACATCGCCGCGGTGAGGTCTGCGATGTCCATGAGGTAGCGGAGCTGACGCTTCTTCACGGAAGGTCCTCGCGGTGAAGGGGAGCCGTGCCGCGCAGCTTCGACACTCGCCCGATCGCGAGCATGCGCGTCTGCTCGAGCTCGTTCGCGACGATGTCTAGCTTGAGCTTTCCGTGCAGGTTGGGCCGAGCTTCGACGCCGAAATGGTGCTCGTACACGTGCGCCGATCCCGCGTTGTGGTAGTAGTGGCCCATCGGGATCTTGAGGTCCCTGGACAGCGCCTTCTGGACTGAGACGAACGACGGCACGTCGTAGCACAGACCCCAGACGAGGTCCCACGACCGCATGTTGACGATCATGTGCAGCTTCGCGTCTCGTACGAGGAACTGCCACGTCATCGTGCAGGGCATCTCGCCCTTCCACAGCGGCGACGTCGTGGCGTTGTAGAGGTCGTCTGCGTGGCCGACGTAGACGACGGCTCGTCGGCTTGAGCGATCGTTCCTGAGCTCGTTCCTCGCTGAGAAGATCTGCGTCTTGATGCGGGGCCCGTAAGCCGTCGCCGGCGCCATGAGCGTTCCCGCCTTCCGCGAGATGCTCTGGATGATGCCGCTGTCGTACACGCCGGCGAGCAGCATCGCGATCTCAGCGTCCATGAACTCGCGGCTGAAGCCGTCGCGATCGACGACGCAGTGCTTGGGCTCCGTCAGCACGAGGTTGTACGCGATCAGCTCGCGCGTCATGCCCACGCGACTCTCGACATCAGCGCCTTTCGCGAGCACCTCCTTCAGCAGATCCGGGTAGCGCATCGAGAGCCGATCTATCACTCGTAGGCTCACCAGCGATCATCCTCCTTCTTGATCTCGACGTCTTCGAACTTGGGGCGGTCGTCCAGGTGCCCGTACTGCTCGGGCCTGCGGACTTGGTGCATGAGAAACATCAGCTGAGCGGCCGCCATACTGAGGTGGGGCAGCCCGGACTCCTCGTCCACGTCGCGCCCTCGAGCCCACTCCAGCAGGTGCCTCATGATCGATGCGAAGCAGCGCATGTACGCGAAGCCGCCGAGCCAGTTCCACGGCGCGTACTTCTTGGCGCCGTACTCCGCTGCGATCGCGACGTCGTAGATGAACTCCGGGTCGACGAGGTCGACCTTCGGCTTTCCGTCGTCGAACTTGTGGCCGGGACCGATGTCTTCAGGCATCACAGCTCCTTGATGTAACTCATACGTTCACGGTTGTACTGCGCGTAGCTGACGCCCGTCTTGGCGTCCGGATGCCTGTGCACCGCGGCCAGAGCGTGTTTGACCGTAGTCACTCGGAACCCAGCCAAGATGACTCTGACCCAGTAGTCGAAGTCCATGATCAGGTGCAGGTCCTCCCTCAAGTCTCCAACCTCTTCGTACACCTTGCGCTTCAGGAAGACGGCGGGCTGATGTACGTGGTAGTGCTTGCTCATGAGGTCTGCGAGGCACGTGAACCTCGCACGATGTAGCTTCCACGACCCGTCCATCTGGATCGCGTAGCAGTTGCCTGCGATCACGTCGCTCTCCTCGAGCAAGACCTGCACGAGCCCGTACGTCTGCGGCATGTGCATGTCGTCGCTGTTGAGCCAGACCAAGATGTCGCCCGTCGCCATGCGCAGCCCTTTGTTGATCGCCTCAGACTGCCCGCTGTCCGGCTCGCTCACCCACTTCAGATGAGGGTACTCGGCCAGGATGCTCAGCGTCTCGTCTGTGCTGCCGCCGTCGATGACGATGTGCTCAGCTACCACGTCCTGGTCAAGCACCGACTCGATGTTCTTGCGGATGAAGCGGCCCTGGTTGAGGCTGGGCGTGACGACGCTGATCACAGCAGCGCCCCTCCCATCATGCGGTAGAACTCGAGATCGCTCTCGGGGACGTAGGTCGGCTTGCCGGCCATCATTGATGGGCCCGGCCGATGCTTGCGCCCGTGGCCGTCGTGCCTGATGATCATCCACTGCTCAGGCGTGACGTCGCGCTCCTGCTTGAACCCCATCTTTCGTGCGTCGCGGCAGAAGTTCTCTTCGTCGGCGTACGTGCGGTTCTCGTAGCGCACACCCGCGTCCCACACGTGCCGCTTGTACGCGAGCGAGCCTCCGAGGACCACGGTCCCGTTCGTGAGCCAGTGCGAGTCGGGACGAGGCACCCATGACGATCCTGTGTTGATGTAGAACGAGACGGCGTTGGGCATCCACGTGATGTCCACGTCGTCGTTGCCCTCGAGACGGGAGATCTGGTGCTCGATCCTCGTGGGAGCGTACCAGTCATCGTCATCCCAGTGGAGGATGTACTCGCCGATCGCAGCTGCGGCGCCCATGTTGCGCTTAGGCCCAGCAGGCATCTCTGCTGCGTACCCTCGCACGTAGCGGATGCGTGGCTTCCACGTCGGGATGTCGAGCGCCTCTTCGTAGACGGTGCGTGTCGGCTCGTCCCAGTCGTCGACGATGATGAGCTCGGAGTCAGCCTCCGTCTGTCGGAAGAAGTAGTCCACAGCCTTGCGGGTGAAGTCGAGCCTCCCGCAGACGGGCATGACGCATGAGACCTTCATAGCAGCGGCTCCTGGGTGAGTTGGGGTACTGGGTTGAAGCTGTCCGTCCTGCCGTTCGCGGAGACCGTCCCACGGATGGTGCTCAGGTTCCCAGACCTGATGCAGAAGACCTGCGGCAGGCTCTGCCATGCGGTGAACCGCGGCCCCCACAGCACGTTCCAGCACCAATCGTTATAGCGGTCCTCGAGCGCCATGACTTCGAGCAGGGCCTCCGCGAACCGAGGCGTGACCTCGTAGCAGTGCATGCAGAAGAACCCGTGCGACCCGTGCTGCGGCTTGTCGAGCGGCTTCCAGCGGTGCGGCTTTCCGGAGAGGAAGAGCGCGTCGTCCGTCGCGGCTGCGGCGAACTGCATGCCTCCCCACCCGACCATGTCGCCGCCAGGAGGCTCGACGATGTCCAGCAGCTCGAGGCGGGGCCTCGCGTCGTCCTCGCACAGGACGAACCGCTCGTGACCCGCTTCGAGCCCCGTCCGCAGCGCGAGCTGGAACGAGCGCGAGCACCCGAGCATCCCACGCGCGATGCGCCAAACCCGCTCCGTCCACTTGGTCGGCGCAGGCTTGCCGGCGTGTTCGGCGTGCCGCAGGCGAAACGCGACGACCTCTTCGTCCGGGAGCGTCCACCCCTCGATGCCCGCGATCCTGGTCGCGGACCCGAAGAGCGGAGCCATCTCCGTGAGGAACCCCGTGTGGCGCGAGACGTCCTTGTCGAGGTTGATGTAGTACATCGGGAGCTGGCTGAGGTGCTCTCGCGCGGTCACGCAGCCACACCAGCCTTTGAGAGGGCGAGCTCCATGAGCTCGTCGAACCGCGGGAAGAAGTAGCCCTCCAGCGTGTTGGTCTTCACGAGCGCCCGCTGCTTCTGGAGCTCGTCGCGGTACTCCTCGTCGCTGTACGTGAGGATCTTCTGTCCGAGCTCGACGGCCTCGCGCTCGGAGCGGACGATGTAGTCCTCGGGGACGTACTTCCCGATGCGGTGGATCTTGCCGTCCGCCATCTGCAGCGTGCCGTAGCAGACGGAGTCGAACGTGCGCTGCGTGATGAGGCCGATCTTGGGGTACGTGTTCTTGACGATGTTGACGGTGAAGAGGCCCTGTGCCAGCTTGCGCGGGACCTTGTTCGCCGGCACGCGCCCCATCCAGTTGACCATCGGCCACTTGGTCTGCTTGTCGAGCCCGTCAGGGCCGTCGAACTTGCCCCAGATCCACGTGGGCGTGCCGGCGGCGGCCTGCGGGAAGACGTACGCGGCGAACTCCGCGTCGCGAGCGTAGTCGTTGCCGCAGTAGACCTGCCCCGGGTACTCGCGCTCCGCGATCGGCGTGTAGGTCTCGAGGTGCTCCGTGTAGGGGAAGTCGATCAGCTCCGGGACTCCCCAGTTGTTGTCGACGTCGTACGGAGCGATGACCGTGATCAGCGGGTGCGGCCAGTCGAGCCCGCCGTGCATGAGGCTGCGAGCGGTGCCGGCGATCTGCCGATCGTGGTCCCAGAGCATGACCGGGATGCCGCGCATGAGGAACATGGCGATCTGGTACGTCTGCTCGAGAGCAGAGATCGGGTTGCTCCTCATGACGATGAACAGCGCTAGGTCGACGTCCGGCCCGGTGCCGAACGGCTTCTCCTTGAGCCACTTCTTGATGACGTCGGCCGTGTTGATGCGGTCGCCGACGCCCTCCTTGATGTACTCCTGCTCGAGCTCCTTGTGGATGTCCCAGATCGCCGTGTCCAGCATCGGGTCGCGATCGCGGACGAAGGCTCCGTACTCGGGGTACATGTCGCGCAGGCGACGCAGGTCGAAGTCCCGCTCCTCCGACGGCTCGATCCTGCGAGTCGACCCGCGCGTGATCTCGTGACCCGAGTCTGCAAGGTGGTGCAGCAGCGGCACCTTCCAGAGCTCGTTGCCGGTCATGTTCGGCTCGGTGTGCTTGAGCCCCGGGCTGAAGACCATGAAGACTTCGTCCTCTTCGGGGAGGTTCGCGATCGCTGAGCTCTGGTTGCAGAGCCCGCGGTCGTACCAGAACAGCTTCATTGCAGCCTCCTACGGCTTGGGAAAGAGCCAGACGCCTGGCTCGATGATCTTGTCGTCGACGGCCTTGCGGATGACCTCGATGGCGAAGTTCTGCTCGCCTCTGTCGATCTCGTCCCATGCCGCTTGGTGCTCAGGATCGAGCTCCGCGCCGATGTCGACCAGCTTGCGAGCGATCGCCTCGTAGTAACGAATATCGGCAGCCATCAGATCCGCACCGGTGCGATCATGAATCGGGTCTCGTCCGTCGCGTCTGGGCTGGACAGCACGACGGGTCGCAGCTCGTTGACGAACGTCATCGTGAGCTTCTTGCCGGAGAACAGCTTGAGCCCGCTCCGGAGCTGCTCGAGGTTGAAGCCGACCCGCAGGTCGCGAGAGTCCGTGGCTGAGACCTCCTCGCGAGCGTCGCCGTCCTGGTTCGTCAAGTCGAGCGCCAGCTGACCCTCGCCCAGCTTCATCGAGATGGTCTGCGACGGCCCGGACGAGATGACCGCGACGCTGTTGAGCGCGTCGATCAGCGAGTCTGCGTCGACGCCCACGTTGAACGAGCCGTCCGTGTCCAGGACGTTCTGGATCATGGTGGACAGGTCCGGGAACGCACCGTCGATCCGGCGAGCGCGGAAGAAGAAGTCGCTGTTGCGCCCGTAGACGGTGGAGTCGTTGAACATGAGCTGGGCCGCGCCGAAGTTGTTCAGCTGCCCGATGACCGAGCCCGGGATCGCGAGGTCGTCGAGATCGATGCCGTCGACCTTGGCGCAGAACATGCGGTGCGTGTCGGTCGACATCATCATCCCGTCCTTGAGCTGGACGTTCTGGAGCATCGGCCGCGAGGGGTCGTACCCGCAGAACTGAGACGCGACTGCGAACGCGTCCAGCGTCCTCTGGGTGAGGACGATGGCGTCGCTCCAGTCGAGCCTCGTGCCCGTGTCGATCCCGAGCGGTTCCTGCGACGAGAGCCCGAGCTTGAAGCGCGTCGTGCCCTTGCCTCCATACACGCTCACCTTGCCATCCCCGAACGTCAGCTTGAGCGTCGCGCCGGACGGCATCGCCTTGGTGACGTCGATCAGACGCCGCGGGACGAGGATGTCCATCTCCGGGCCCGAAAGCGAGAGGTACCGCGACGCCGCGACGTCGCCGTTGCTGGCCGAGAACATCGCGCTGTCGGCTGTGACGGTCAGCCGGAGCCAGCGGTACTGGTCGACGTGATGCGACTTCGCTGCGTACCCTCCGACGGACAGGAGAGCGTTGAGCAGCTCGTCGCGGTCGACCGAGACCTCTGTCTTGGTCGCTACTGTGGACATGCAGCCTCCTTGAAGTTGTGGATATTTTGATTATACATCTTAGAAGAGCCTTCCGACAGGGACCGGGATCGGCGTCCCTGCGAGCACGTGCGAGAACATCTTGGCGAACCACTCGGTGACCGGCGGACACACGCCCGCTGACATCTGCCCGTAGTCCCACGAGTTGGGGAACTCGAACCAGTCTGGGAAGCCCATCAGCCGAGCCGCCTCGCGCACGCTGATCAGCCGAGGCTCGAGCGGGTGCATCTTGTTCTGCATGGCCGTGACGGTGGACGCGTGCTTGTCCTCTCGAAGCCGCCTGATCTCAGCGGCGTTGAAGATCCTGCCCGCGTCGAGCCGCTCGCGCTCCTTGTCGGTGAGGAGCTCGCGCTCCATCTCCATCCATGCTCCGCCTTGAGGGATGTCGCTGTGATGCGGCGCTGTCCACATAGCGTAGTGGTTGACGAAGCCTTTGACCGTGCCCGCCCTGTCGCGAGTGAGGCGCATTAGCTCCTGGTACTCGCTCTGTGGAGGGACCTCGTGCTTCATCCACGAGCCGTCATCGTTGGGCGTGACCTCGTAGAGGTCTGAGATCGCGTCCTTGACCGTCGCCGGCGGGCGGTACTCGTGGCTGGGCCAGAGGTACTGCCGCCTGCTCCAGACGAACATCACTCGTGGCCGACGCTGGGAGACTCCGAAGTCTCCAGCTGCGTGTCGATGGATCGAGAGGTGGTAGCCGTGATGCTTCGCGATCTCGTCCGCAGCTGCGAGGTGCTCGCGACCCATCGAGAGCATGCGCGGGATGTTCTCGAAGGCGATGATCTCGGGCTCGAGCTTCACCGCCCACTCGACGGCCTGCGGGAAGAGCTTGTTCTTCCAGTGGTCGGGAGACGCCGCCTTGTTCGCGCCTGTCAAGCCCTGGCACGGCGGGTTGCCGTAGACGATCGGGATCTCTCCCGTGTACTCCTCGACGACAGCGTCCCACTCCTCCATGTCGGTGGTGTGCCACGCGTCGGGGAAGTTGCGCCTGGTCGGAGCTCCGTAGTTCGGGTTGTTCTCGAGGTAGGCGACCGTCTCGACGCCGGCGTTCTCGAAGCCGACGGCCATGCCTCCCGTGCCCATCATGATGCTCAGAGCCTTCACGTCAGTCATCGGTCTCTGCTTCCTCCTGGCCGACTTCTGCGACCACTGAGAGCACGTGCCACAGCGGCGCCTCATTGCGGAGCATCTTGCGGACGGCTTCGCGCAAGTTCTCCTCCAGCTGATCTTCGAAGTCCATCAATATCCCTCGCCCTGTCGTCGGTGGTTCTCGAGCTGCTTGGTGAAGAAGATGTCCATGAACTCCGACCACGTCATGCCCAGCGCGAGCGCTTCGTTGAGCATGAAGTGGAAGCGGTCGATCAGCTCGAACTTGAGCTCGAGCCGCGTGTCTTCGTCCACCGGCTTGTCGAGGTAGACCTCGTACGTCTTCCATGACTTCCACGGCAGCCAGTCGAGCATCTCGATCTTCTCTGCGGCGTCCGCCTCGTGGTTGAAGCGGATGCGCTGCAGCAGCTGTTCGTACGTGACGGCGGTCGCGTGATGCGGCACCGGTGCTCTGCCTTCGTTGACACCGCGGGCCCAGATCTTGCGCTGGAGCTCGCGCTGAGACTCGAGGGGATCGAACTCAGCGGGAGCTTGGAACAGCTCAAGGTCCTTCATCTCCTGTCTTTCCATGTCACCTCCTAGAACGGGATGTCGTCGTCATCCGCCACAGCCGCTGCGACAGGTGCCGCAGCAGGAGCGGACCCGTTGGCCTGGCCGAACGAGATGTGGCCGACCTCGCGCATACGCTTGAGCACGTCGATGAAGACCGGAGTCTTGCGGAACGCGCTCTCCCGCGACTTCTCGATCATGCGCAGCTTGCTCAGCGGCCTGATGATCTCGCTCTTGACCTCCTTCACCTCGAGATCGAACTGGTTCTTGAAGTCGTCCACCCTGAGGGCCGGGTAGAGCAGCCAGAGCTCGGCCCACTCGGGGTTCTGCTTGACCCACTCCTCGGCGTCGAGGATCGCGGAGTCAGGCACATGCGACCTCGCCAGCACTGCCTGGCTGAAGCCGGAGTAGTCGAGCGAGCGCTTTTCGTACAGCTGGTCGAGGTGCCCCGCCACGAACTCGACGTGCTCCGGCTTGACGATGACGTTGACGCCGTCCTCTGTGCTGAAGACTCTGATCGCTGCGGCGACCGCCAGCTTGGCGAGCTTGATGCGGTGGTTGCCTCCTTCGACGAGCGGGATGCCGCCCTCCGATGCGTAGCGGGAGCTCTGTTCGGTAGCGAGCTCGAGCACCTTCTTGACCGCGGGCTCGGTGAAGACGATGTTCTCCGACTTGCGACTCCAGGCCCAGAGGATCAGCAAGCGGCACATGTCGCTCGTGTACTCGTGTGGCACGTGCTCGTGTGTGAACGCGTTGATGAGGTCGATCGAGACCTCGTTCGTCGCCGCGCTGATGGCGAAGTCGAAGCGAGCGATGTCCTCCGGCCGGCCGATCACCTCCCTGATCACCTCGACCCCGTGCGAGTACTCGCTCATGGCTCTCGGGTTCCGAGGGTTGGTGATCCAGATCAGCCGCGTGCGGGCCATCGTCCTCTGGATGCCCGCGATCTTGATCATCTCAGCGATGCCGTTCGAGCGGATGCCGGACATGGCTCCGATCGAGTCGACCGACAGGCCCGAGGCCTCGTCGATCACGAGCAGCCGCCGATCGTTGAGCGGGATCGAGCCCCACATGATCGACCAACGTCCGCCAGCTTCCTGACGCAGGCCGCCGATCAGTCCGGCAAAGCTCGTGTTCTCGGCCACGCTCATGGAGCCGAGGCGGTAGTGCTTCACGAGCGCCGCGATCGTCTCTGACTTCCCCGTCCTCGTATCGCCGAGGATGATGATGTCGCCCCAGGCCTTCGCGACAGGCTTGTCCATGAAGTCGAAGGCGATCACCGAGTGGTAGCAGAGATCGGCCGAGACGATCAGGTCCTCGCGGCCGTAGATCCGCGTCACGTTGATCGTCAGGTCGTGGGCGATCTCCTCGAACTTGGCGCGCACTCCCTCGATGCCGGGCTTGTTGACCTGGAACTTCTTGAGCCGGTCGATCTTGACGTCGTCCAGCTCGAAGCCGTCGATCGAGTCCTGTGCCGGGTCGACCTGCTCGACGAAGTGGACAACGTGCTGGCTCTTGGGATGGGGCACAGACGTGCCGCGCATGACGTAGCTCTTGTTGGCCATGATCCCGTGCTCCATGACGTACGCCGTGCGGCTCACGTGCTCACGTTCGAGCTGCGAGCTGAAGTCGAGCTCCGGGATCAGCGTGACCTCTTCCACGTTGTGGTAGTCGTCGGACGTCACCTCGACCGCTCGACAGCGCGTGTTGATGCCTCGCTTGCGTCGGATGACGTTCTGCTGCACGTCCTCAGGCACCTTGACGAGCTTGATGATGTCGGGGTCGTCGTCGTGGATGTCGACGACCTGCAGCCCGTTGTTGTTGGCGTTCGAGCAGCCGTTGCACATGTTGCCTTGGTCCATGTAGCAGTCGAAGGTCATCGTCCTCGGCACCGCATACGGCGCGAGGTCCTTGCCGGCCACCATGACCTTGAGCTCGAGCCTCTTGTAGAGGTAACGGTCCTCTGACGCCTCTGCGAGGTGCGGCTTGTAGAGCGTCTCGTCCTTGACCCCGACCGGCTTGTGCACCTTGGTCTGCGGCGTGAAGTAGTCAGTCTCGTCGATCAGCCGCTTGAGGTCGTCCCACCCCTTGCCTCCGACGACGAAGTAGTCGGTGACGTCTGCGTTCTTGGGTTGGATGATGTCGAGCGTGATCACCTTGACGCGCGTCGCGTGGTCGATCAGCTCAGTCGCCACCTTCTGCGCAGCCTCGATCCCAGCGGGATCGCGGTCGTAGATGATGATGACGTCCTTCTCAGCGAAGCGCTCGTTCCAGGCGGACTTCCACGTGCCTGCTCCACCCGTGCCGGTGATCGCTGCCCAGCCCTCGACGCGGTTGTCGCGAAGGACCTGGTTCATGATGACGCAGTCCTTCTCGCCCTCGCAGAGCACGAGCGTGTCCGCGTCCAGAGACGTGAAAGGCCACAGCCTAACTTGGCCGTGGCCTCTCTTCCAGGAGATGACCTTGTTCTCGCCGGACGCCTTCGGGTCGTACAGCCTGAAGTTGACGAGCTGCCCCATCTCGTTGCGGATGGGGTAGACGTAGCGCTGGGTCTTCTCGTCCCAGCCGATCTCGAACTCGCGCATCGCCTCGTCCGACCAGCCAAAGTCGGTGATCGCAGTCGAGCGCGCCTCGGGATTGTGGGCGAGGTTCTTCTGATAGACCTTCGAGATCGACTCGTCGATGATCTTGTCGGGCTCGTCCGCCTTGGTCTTCGGCTGAGCCTTCCCCATGTCGATCCCAGCTTCAGCGATGAACTTCTTAGCCTCAGCTGACGAGCATCCCTTGATGTGCTTCACGGCCGTGAGCAGGTTCCCGCCCTGCCCAGACGAATGGCAGACCCACAACCCCGTGTCGAGGTTGAGCGAGCACGAGTTATGCTCATCCTCGTGATGGAAGCACTTGATCGAGACATCGCCGTGCGAGCCCGGAGGGATCCGGTCTCCCAGCAGCGATCTCAGTAGTTCATTGATAGACACAGACGACCCCCGTCTCCGAGCAAGGAGACGTAGGGGCCGCCTTTCGGCGGCCCCTCATGTCTCAGAACGGGATGTCGCTGTCGCCGGTGGCCGAGGAGCTCTCGGACGCGGGATCGGAGTCGTCGACCGTGATGCGCTGGCCGGCGTCCCTCGCCTCCTTGAGCTGGGCAGCAGCGCGTGCCGCTCCCACCATCTCGTCCATCGTGGCCGGCCGACCCTTCTTGATCTCCCAGATCTGGAAGGCCTGGCCCGCCTTGTTGACGTCGTCCTTGGACGTCAGCTCGATGATGTTCGACCACGGGTACTTCATGTTGAGGATCAGCGCGTTGAGCCGCTTCGCGACCTTGACGCTGGTGCGCTTCATGAGGACGCCGGCGGGCAGCTGCCCGTCGATGCCTCCCTCGTCGCCGATGATGTAGCCCAGGTAGTTGTACTGCTCCTGGCAGCCCGCGCCGAAGACGGCCTTCGGGCACGCGCGGCAGGAACCGCCACCGTGAGGGCCCTTCTGGGTGAGGAGCTGGCCGTACGGCACGCCGCCGTCGCGCTCGACCTCCTCTTCGGTGGGCGTGCCCCAGCCGTCAAGGGCGTTGTCGGACGAGCACACCGGAGGACCACCGAGGTCCTCGCGATCGCCCCAGTACGTCCTCGTCTTGAAGGTCGTGATGATGAGGAACTGCACCGTCTTGAACGCCTCGCCTGACAACGTGTGGTAGATCTCACCCTTGCGGGCGTCTCCCACGTCGGACGACGTTGCCTGGACGAGCTTGAGCGCGGGGAGGGTGATGTCCTCCCGCATGTCGATGCCCGACTTGGCATCGCGAGACAGCTCGTCCATGTAGGCCTGCTGCTCGGCTGTCAGCTCGAGCTCGGCTCCTTCCGGTACGGCGACTTCCTTGCCGGTCATCAGTCCTCGACCTCCCTTTCCATCCCCTCGGGGGCTACCCGCGACGGCGTGTACGTGATCGTGTTGGACGTGAGCAGCTCGATCCCGGCGGGCAGGTCCTTGCCGGCGTTCTCGCGCTCGCGCGTGAGCTTGTTGATCTCAGCCTTGCGGAACTCGATCTTGGTCATCGCTCCTCGAAGGCCAAGATCGTCCAGCTCACGCATCAGCGACTCCGGGTCCTTGATGAGAGCGATCTGACGAGTGCCGCGAGTGATGCGGCCGAGCGTGTGGTGCACCGTCTTCAGATCCTCGGACTCCAGGAACGTCCAAAGCGCTTGCTCCTGTTCTCTCCATGTCCGTTTCGCTTCATCTGCCTCAGCCTGGAGATGCTCGTACCTGCGTCTCTTGGAGACGTAGTTTCTGATCTCGTTGTCGAGGCTCGGCGAAACGGCGCTATGCTGCTGTTGCAAGCCGATTCTCCTCTTCTGCGTCGAGCGCCTTCTCAAGGCGATCGATGGTTGTCAGCGTTGGGATGTCTCCCTCGATCACGCGACGGATCGTGCGATAGCTCACCTCCTGGTCGATGTCGCGAGTGTGCTGGGCCCAGCGCGCGGCACTGATCTTCAGCGCGATGAACCGGCGCATCAGCGCTTCGGTTCGCTCGACGCGCGAGCGCAAGTCTTGGGTCACGGTACGCAGCCTTTCCTTCGAGTTGTACTAGTGTATTGTAACATTTTGCGGAGGAAGAAGATACCTAGCAGCCCGAGTTTTATTCGAGCCGCTCTCGTGTAGTTTACTTTAGTTCACAGGCCACACGTAGGGCAGATCGTCGGGCACGTCCGGCCAGAACTGACGGTAGTGGTCGGGCATCTTGCGCAGCAGGTTGCTCTTGTGGCTCAGGTGGAACGCGGGATCGCCCATCCACGGCGGCATCGGGTCCATGAGGCGATCGACGTCGAACACGAGCTCGTAGGCACAGATCTTCTCGTCGCACGTGTCCTTGTAGCCGCGCTCTTTCCACTCCTGGCAGATCTCGTGGCCGTAGTCGATCAGCTTGCCCTCGTACCCGCGCCACATCTTCGCGGCTGGGTGGTTGACCCAGCCCTTACCTGTGTCGAAGGCCTTCAGCAGCTGAAGAACCTCGACTCGCTGCTTGCCGAGACGCTGGCGGTCGAGACAGCGCGACGTCTGCACGAAGTCGTCGTACGGGAGGAACGTCTGCATGATCACCTCGCTTTCGAGATAATGGTTACGGGAATATACCCGACTGAGTTATGCCTCGTCGGGCTCGTTCGCGTCGTTCGTGCTGAGCGGCACCTCCGACTCGTCTCGCTTACCCAACACCGCCTCGATGATGTCCCTCTTGGTCTTCAGCTTTGGCAAGATGCCGCTGAAGTCGATGGTGTCGTCGGCGACGATCGCGTAGACGAACGTGGTGCGCGTCTGGCCGCGGCGGTAGACGCGGGCCCAGGCCTGATCGTTGTCGGCCGGAGTCCAGAGCAGGTCGAGGAAGAAGAAGTAGCGCGCTCCCACGAGCGTGAGCCCCTCGCCTCCAGTCTGCGTGGTCGCGATGAAGAGCCGCCACTTGGGGTCGGTGTTGAACGCGACGCAGGCATCGTCTCTGGTGGCGAACTTCTTGTAGCCGTCAGAGGGGTCCCACGATCCGACGCCTTGCCCAGTCAGGACGATGTGCGGCTCGCCCGCCTGCTTGAGGCGCTCATGCAGCTCCATCGTGAGCGTGCGGAACTGAGACATGACGACGATCTTCTCGCCCTCGGCCTCCTCCATCTTCTCGAACAGGAGGTCCAGCTTGGCGGAGTCCTTGTGCTCGTCGCTGAAGATGCCCAGCGAGCCCGCGATCTGCTTGAGCCTCAGGAACTGCGTCATCCAGTTGGGCGCCTTGATGATGTCGCCCACGTCGCTGTCGGTGCGCTCGATCTCGGCGACGAGCTCCTCCTGCATCTGCGTGTACGCCTTGCGCTGCCGGTCTCCGAGCGTGACGCGCAGCAGCTTCGGACCGACGAGCGTCGGCCGATCGTGCCAAGCCTCGTCGATCGTGCGGCCCATCTGGATCGTGGTCAGGACCTCGCGCAGCTCGTCCTCGTTCTTGGTGCCGACGATCTGCTTGTGGCCCCAGAAGTCTTCCTGGAGCATGACGTACTGGTCCATGAACTTCCAGTAGCTCGAGAACCGCGCGCGGTCGAGCCAGTGCAGCTGTGACCAGAGCTCGGGCACGTGGTTCTTGATCGGCGTGCCCGACAGCAGGAACTTCACCTTGGAGTCGAGCTTGTGCATCGCCTTCGACTGCTTCGCGTCCTTGTTCTTCATGCGATGCGACTCGTCACCGACGATGGCACCGAACGGCTTGGCCAGGAGCGCAGCCTCGCGCCTCCAGAGCTTCTCCCAGTTGATGATGAACCAGCCCTCGTCGGCCTCGAGCTCACGCCCGCTGTTGACGACCGCGACAGGCAGCGTCTCGGGGTACCACGTCGCGATCTCCCGCATCCACGTGTACCGCATCGAGTTGGGGCAGACGATCAGGAAGCGCCGATTCTCGAGCTCGCCTCTCAGATCGAGCTCACGGATGGACGCGATCGTCTCGATCGTCTTGCCCAAGCCCATCTGGTCGCTGTTGAGGCAGCGCTTGGCCTCGGTCATGAAGGCGACCATCGTCTTCTGGTAGGGGTAGAGCTTGAGTGAGTGCTCGTACAGCAGCTGGTCGAGCTCGCCTGATCGCGCCAGCTTGATGCGGTCGGCGCGCTTCTTGGCCGCGTCGTACCAGTCGGACAGGCTCGGGTCGATCGTCAGGTCGTCGAACATGCGCACGAGGTAGTCCACCGTGAGCGTGTCGAGCGGGAACTTCCACTCGCGCTTCCCCTTGTCCCACTCGTAGCCGGGGATCTGCTTCACGCGGTCGATGACCCCGCGGTCGTACGGGAACCCGACTCTGATCGCGTTGCGCACCCTGCGCGCTTCAACCGGCATTGTACTCCTTCCCAGTACCGCCGACCAGCGACATGGGGTCGACGCCTTCGAGCAGGTCTCCAGACTGCGGCTCGTTGACGATGTCCGACGCGCTGAAGTACGTCCCTCGCAGCCCGATCATGCTCAGGCCGCCCTGAGCGACCATCTCGCGGCAGAACGCGCAGAGCGTGATGAGGTTCTCGCCGGACGGGGCATCTCTGTTGATCTGCGTGACCATGACGCCATCCTCGGAGCGGTAGCGCACCTTCCAGCGTCCGCGCTTCTTGTTGAAGCTGCTCTCGTGCGACGGCGAGTGGCATCCCCGACATCGCCGCTGATCCCGTTCCCAGATCTCGCGCCTCAGGCCCTCGTCGATGTCCGCCGTGGCCGGAGGAGGCGGGATGCTCTCGTGGACGCGCTCGGGCGGCACGGCGCCCGCTTTCAAGGTCTCGCGAAGAGCCTTGCCCTCCTTGCGCGAACGCGAGATCTTGGCCTTGGTCTCGTCGCTGACCTTGTACCCGACTGGACGGCCTGGGCCTCGCGGGCGCTTGGCGATCTCAGCTTCGAGCGAGTCCACCATCTCGTCGACGACGTCTTTGGGATGCTGCCTGCGCGCCTTCGGGTTGTTCTTCCACCAGTTGAGCTGGTTGCGCAGCTCGGTGATCGTCTTGTGCTCGTGGCCAGTCGTCATAGCAGCTTCCCAGCCGTGAGCCGGACGACTTTCTTCACGGGACGCGTCTCGGAGATCGACGCCCTGCAGACGCCGCAGATGACCCCGGTGACCTGGCTTGAGTGGTGGTGGCACTCGATCAGAGACGTCCCGTTCGGGTAGTCCTTGATGACGACGATCCCAGGCGTGGACGCCGGGAGATCTTCGATGTTGTCGTTAGCCATTCACCCTCCCAGTATGCGGTAGACGACGAAAGCGAGCATAAGAAAAGCCGCGGCGATGAACGCCGCGGTCGCGCGAGTCCCCATCGGGGTGTTATAGCGCCTGTAGGGCTTCTTCGATGGCATCGAAGTTCCTCTTCCAGGTACGGTATGGGCTGTGCTCGATGGCCCAACGCGTCGCCTCCCAGGCGAGCCCAGTGCGCATCGACGTGAAGTCTCTGCGCAGCAGCCATTCGAGCTGAACCTCCAGCTGAGCCTCGTTCGCGTAGAACCGTGCCCAGCTGTTGATCTGGCCGTTGTCGATGCAATGGTAATCCGTGACCAGCGTGCAGCCGGCAGCCGCCGCTTCGTAGACGCGGCAGTTCAGTGTCGTGCCGAGGGACCAGTTGAAGCAGACCTTGGACCTGAGCAGCTCCCCTTCGAGCAGGTCCCATGGCATCATCGCGTTCGTCAGCGACCAGCCGTTCCTGGCGCAGATCTGCTCGAGCTGCTCGAGCATGTACGGCCTCAGCGGTACCGAGTTGCTCTGCTTGTGGCCGACGAAGCAGACGTCGATCTCGCGCTCTTCGTGGCTCGGCCACTCGCGCACGAGGTCGTCACCGGTCAGAGGATCGCCTCTGTCGATCATGCGCCCGTAGGTGAGCAGGTTCGGCGTCGCGATGATCGGGCCGTTGAAGCCCGGAGCGAGCGCCACTTTGCCCGCACGGCAGGTCAGCACCGCGTCGAACATGGGCAGAGACCGCTGCACGCCGGCGTGCTCGAAGCGCGAGTACCAGCCTGCAGACCAGTCGCCGAAGATCCCGACCTTGGGCGCGTCGAGCGCCGTGGCCAGGGCCAGCGGCTTGGTCAGAGCCTCGACGGTACGCCACATCGGGTCCCAGATGACGACCGCGTCGATGTTCGAGACGCTGTCCCACCAGTTGGGCGTCTCGAGCGTCGCGAGCGAGAAGCACGTCACGTCGTGCTTGCCGATCTCGCGCTCCTTGAGGAGCTCCGCCGGATGGGGGTGGAAGGGGTGCCCGAGGCTTTCCACGGGACCGAAGAGGATCCTCACGCCTTGAGCGCCTTCGCAAGCTCGGGGAACATCTCCGCGAAGTCGCCCTTGTCGTAGCCGAGCCGCTGCAGAGCTTTCGCGACGTCGGCCGGAGCACCTTCGATGTTGAACGTCGGGTTGCCGCCGCCCGGACCGCGCTCCTTCACGAGCTTGAAGCGGACGCGCTTGAAGCGCGCGTTGAGGCCCTCCTCCAGCTTGTACGGGTTGCTGATGCGCTCGTTCATGATGTCGACGTCCTCGACGACGACAGCCGGCTTCCCGTTGCCGCGCTTGTTGGCCTTGGCGTCTTGGACGAGCGTGTCGAACGTAGTGCGGTCCCACTCGCCCATGTCGAGCTTGCCGATCATGACGCGGCCGATGTCGTCGTCGATAGCGGCTGGGGTGTCGGTCTCCTCGAAGCGAGCGTCCTTCATGGTCGCGATGGCCACAGCGATCACGTCCTCGCTCACGCCGTTGTCCTCGGCGAGGCCGGCGTAGTCGATCTGCGAGTAGAGGTCAGCGCTATCCGGGTCCTTCATGCGGGGCTTGATCAGCCGATCGAACTCGGACATCGAAGCTTCCTTCTCGCGATCGGCGTAGTGCTTGCGCTCGGGGCTGCCGCTGGGCCTCCGGCCGCCGCTCGCGTCCTCGATGAGCGCGTCGAACGTAGCGCGGTCCCACTCGCCCATGTCGAGCTTGGTCCGTCGACCGGAACCGCCGAGCGTGACGTGGCCGATATCCTCGTCTCGCGTGGCGCCCTTCTCGGTCGTGTTGAAGTCGGCTCCGGTCATGGACGCGACCGCGCGGACGATCTCGTCCTCGCTCACGCCGTTGTCCTCGGCGAGCCCCGCGTAGTCGATCTGCGAGTAGAAGTCCGCGCTCTGAGGGTCCTTCATGCGCGGCTTGATCAGCCGATCGAACTCGGACAGCTTGGGGTTCGCGTTCGCCCGGGCTTCCTTCTCGCGATCGGCGCGGATCTGCCGATTGCGCGCCATCTCATCGGCCGCGCTCTGCTCTGTTGAACCAAGCGCGCGAACTTTCGCGACCTCATCGGCGTTGAAGCCGGTCTTCTCCATCTTGTCAGCAGCCTTCTTGACCGCTGCATCGGAGAACTTCTCTCGACCGCTGTTGAGCCATGCGGCTGCATGTTTGTCGGGCCAGCCAGCATTGATGGCGTCTGCGTCTGTGGAACGCCCGTCCATGCGAACGAGGAACGCCTGCCATGTGTCGTCCTTGTGAAGCGGGATCGGTCGTCCGAGGTTCCCGCCGCTGCCGACCTTGAAGGCGGTGACTGTGCCGAGATGGCGTCGCACCTCGTACGTCGTGCTCCCGTCCTTGAAACGGAAGCTGCCGCTGATCGAGTTCTTCACCAGATCGAAGAGGTCCGCGACCTCGCGGAACTTGCCGCCCTTGCCAGCCGGCGTGCCCTTGGGCCAGCGCGGGTGCTTGCTCTCGTCGAAGTCCGCCACCGAGAGCGCGAGCTCTGCGGGCGCCGGGTTGTCGCGGATCCAGGCGTCGGCCAAGACCTCGCTGGTGAAGATCGCCTTGACGTCTTCGCCGAGCATCACGAGCACCGTGCCGCCGTCTCTGACCTTCTCGTAGCTCATTGCTCACCTCCTCCTCACTTCTTGTTGGACCCGGGGCGCTTGAAGCCGTCGCGACCCTTGAACCGTGCGTCCCACGCCAGCGCGCGGGCGAGCCTCTTCTCGAGCCGCCTCTGGCTCTTCTTGCGCATCCTCAGCTCCCGTTGTCGATTTTGACCGTGACCGTGTGGCTGATCTCAGGGAACCCCTTCATCAGCTCGCCCATGTAGTCGGGCAGCCGATCCAGGACGTAGTCCATGAGCTCCGTGAACTCGGTCGCAGCCTCGTCCGGGAGCATCCCCTCGTTGAGGGGCTTGTGCGTGAAGGTCAGCTCGACTCGCATCTCTCTCATGTGAAGTACGTCCTCTCGACCATGACGAGCTCCGGGCTGATGGCCTTGTCGGCGTCGCGCCTCCAGACGATCGAGACGCACTCTGCTCCGCAGCGTGCGCAGTACTGGTCGTGGAGGTGCTTGTAGCCCAGACAGAAGGGGCAGCGCAAGTAGTGCTGCGACGGAGGAGCGGTCTGCTCGACGATCATGAGTCGCTCCATCATCTCAGTCCTCGTCCCAGACGCACTCGGTCGCGAGCTTGTCGTCGCGGAAGCCCTTGAACTGCGGATGGCGGAAGCCTGGGTTCTGGATGCCGCGGTGCTCGATGACCATGACCTTGCCGATCATGGCCTCGCGCTCGTCGACGCCGTTGGCGATGTCCAGCGTGCCGAAGCGGACGCTGTCGTCGAACCCGGAGCACTGGCCGCGGTACGTCAGGACGCCGTCGCGGTACTGGCCGTACTGGATGGCCCCGATGGTGTCCGTCATGCGCCGCGCGCCGGTGCCCTCGCGGCCGTCCGTGAAGCCCATGACGACGACGTCCGCGTCGAACCGAGCCTTGAACTTGTACCAGTTGTCGGTCGGGCGACCGCCGGAGACGTACGGGCGATCGACCCGCTTGACGATGCAGCCCTCTCCGCCGGCCTCGAGCCAGCTGTCGAGCTGGCCCTGGAACACGGGGCCGACGACAGAGGGGAGCACCGTCGCGCTCTCGCTCTTCCAGGACTTGATCTCCTCGGCCGTGTTGGTCGGGAAAAGGTAGTCGTCGATCAGAGCGCGGCGAGCGCGCCACGGCCAGTCGCGCACGTCCTCGCCGTTCCAGAACAGCACGTCGAAGACGACGTAGACGAGGTTCTGCTCCTGGACCTGGAGCCTGCGGGCGCGGTCGGGGAGCGACTTCATGACGCTGGCGACGAATGCGAAGTCGTCGTCGCGCGTCGAGAGCTCCCCGTCGAGGACGGTGTAGCCTCGGACCCCCGCGTCTGCGAGACGCAGGCGCAGGTCCATGTGCATCACCGGCAGCCGGTCGCGGATCTGCTGCGGCTTGCGAGCTCGGGAGTAGCCCTCGAGCTCGTGGCCGTCAGCGACGGTGAGGAGACGGAAGCCGTCGAGCTTCTTCTCCATGACGTAGCGGTCGTCCGGCTCGAAGCCGGCGATCGAGAACACGGGGCGGCACTGCATGGTGCCGGGGACTTCACGCTGAGTCTTGAGCAACTCTGCCTCCTCGGGCGAGGTTTATGTACACAAGATAATTGTATACTAATGCCCGAGGCATGTACACCGCATCACGGGGTCGGGACCACCGCCGCCGCGCCGCCGACCGACCCTCCGGAGACCGAGCCCGACTCGTAGTCGTCGCTGAAGGCGATCGCGCCTCCGTCGCACACCCAGTTGTCGTACGACACCTTCAGATCGTCCATGTACCAGTGCAGCGGCACCGACGGGAAGCCTGCGTTGCCCATCCGGATGAAGTCCCACGTGGTCGAGCCCGAGAAGGTGTCGTTGAACGACTCCTCGGACGTCTCCTCCGGCGCCACGAGCGCGCCGCTGTTCACGCGGAAGCCGAACTGCAGCGTCTTGACTGGAGGGCTTGTAGAGTCGACGATAGCCATGTGCGCGTCGATGGTCACCCAGGTGTCTGCGGGGATGTCGCCCCAGGCCGGATAGCTCGACCACCAGTCCCACAGCTTGTCGGTGCTGTCGTCGGCGAAGATGCTCGAGCGGATGCCGGTCGACGAGGCGAACGCGATGATGTCGGGTTGCCACGTGAAGATCTCGGTGTACGAATCGGCCGGGAACATGACCCTGAACTGCACCCAGAACTCGGGCTCCGCGACCGAGAGGTTGTACTCCACGAACGACCGCACGTCCGGGTCGAACGACAGCTCGAGGACTTTGGTGCCTCCGCCGCCTCCGCCGCCTCCGCCGCCGGGGTCTACGGGGTCTCCATCCGAGAAGCCCGACGTCGGCGTGAAGCGCTCGCCTGAGAAGTAGAGCTCGGTCATCGGTCAGGCCCTGTCGAACGAGACGTCGCTGAACAGGAGCGCGCCGACCGGAGTGGCGACGCTGCCGACTCCCTCGCCGCGGTCGAACACCGTCGAGAAGTAGAGGTCATCGATGCAGCACAGGCCCTTCTCCACGTCCAGGGTCAGCGTGGCGGTCGGAGAGGCGACGCCGTTCTGGTCGACGGTGTACGCCTCGATGCGCACCTGTCGGTTGACGTCGAGCTTGTCGGTCGAGCAGGCGTTGTAGATCAGCGTGTTGGACTTGACTCGCGGCTCGGTGATGTGCGGCGTCATCCAGTGGACGTCGAGCTGCTCCTGCCGGTTGAACGTCTTGCGGTACTTGCCGCCGATCGTCCACTCCGTGATCGAGAGCCCCTGATCGGTGAACGTCCCGTCGAGGCCGGGGACGTCCGGGTCGTAGGCCGGGACGACGCGCCACCAGATGGTCTCACCGTCGTTGTACGGCTGGAACCAGATCTGCCACCAGACCTTGTTGTACATCTGCGGGTCGTGGCCGCGGTTCGTCCAGATCGGCCCGTCGCACGAGTCCAGCGTCGTGGTGTAGTTGTCGAGGGTGTCGAGCGTCGTCCGCGTCTCGAACGTCGGAGCGGGCATCGTGAACACCGGCAGCGTCATCTCTGGAGCCGCCTCAGCGAGCAGCACCTCGAGCCGAGAAGCGAGCCACGCGTTGCCGTTCTGACCGTCCCAGCCGTTGTGGAAGCCCCATCTCGCGACCAGGTCGTTCAGCAGCGTCGGTGTCCACGCCTCGCGTGACGGAGCCGTAGCGGGCATGTCGGTCTGCATCGAGCCGGGGCCGTGCACGGTGAAGGTGTGGAACCCAGCCGATTGCACGATCTCCTCGCCGCCGACGATGTACTTCTGGTCGAACTCAGCGTTGCCTCCGTAGCCTCCAGTTGTCCAGGGTTGGAAGTCTGGAGACGCGTCCTCGATGAGGCCGCCGTCGCTCTTGAGAGTGCGCATCGCTCGATAGGCGTTGAACGCCGTCACCTTCAACACCGTCTCGTCGTTGGCCACGTCCTGATAGCCGATCTGCGCGTACGCTCCAGCGTCCATCGTCGCGTTGCCGACGAAGTCGCTCGAACCCGACGTCACTGGAGGATTCTCGTCCAACAGCTGATGGATAGCGGTCGACGGGTCCATGCTCGTCCACGTGTTGCCGTTGTCCGTGGTCGTGAACCAGCCCTCGGGGAGCGGCCCCAGGTTGGGGTTGTCGTTGGGCGGGTCCCAGGGTGGCGTCGTGTTGTGCGTCCCGGACGCGTTCGGCAGGAGCTCCACAGCCTTGACCGGGCCGATGGGCCCCTTCAAGCCGTAGACGTGCGTGCCGATGTAGCCGGACGTCCCCGTGCTGCCGATGGCCACGTAGGGCGTCTGCAGGCTCGTGAACTGACGGCAGACGGACCTCGGCTCGGTCCACTCAGCCTGGAGCTCGCCGTTGATCCAGAGCCGTCCTCGCATGCGCGGGTAGATTTCGTCGACCGAGAGCTCGATGAAGTTCCACGACCCGACCTCGAGCTTGCGGTGCGCGTACCAGCTCGCGCGCTCGCCTAGCGTGTGGGTGTACGAGCCGGGCAGGTCGACGTAGCACTCGCCGTCGTCGACGATCACGGACAGCGTCTCGTCGAAGAACGTGTTGGGGTCCTCGTTGGCCTCGAGCGAGATGATCGTCTGGTTCAGCCCGATGATGTCGCCCCAGTAGAACCACGCTCCCCACGACAGGCTCTTGTGCGCCCACATCTCGCGCATGACCGCGCTGTTCCCGGTCGGCAGCACCTTGCCCATGCCCATGCCGGTGGGGTCCGCGACGGCAGAGCTGTACGAAGCTGAGAGACCCATGCCCGTGGTCGGCCAACCCGTGGCGGTATAGCCCGAGCCGCCGAGCACGCGATGCTTCGGCTGGGTCCCCCACGGAGGATCCGGGATCGGGTCCCAGAGCACGTCCTTGATGCGAACGTCGCTGATCCGCAGGTCGAGGTCTGACACGTTGTTGTCGACGATGTAGCCGATCTCCACGCTGCCGAGCTCACCGGTGCCGTAGTTGTACTGCATGACGGAGTAATGCACCGGGTGCCCGTTCACGATCACATCGAAGATGTGGTTGCTGTAGGCCGTCTTGGAGATGAAGACCTCCACGAACAGCGGCGTCTCGGAGACCTTGAACCCAGACAGCGTCCCCTGGGACCCGAACGCGAGCTGATCGTTCGACCCGTTCTCAGCGAGCGTCTCCCAGATCACGGCCTGCCAGATGACCGTCCCTGCTGGGTTCTTGACGCGGAGGATCGGGATCGTCCCGTCGCCGCTCGTCGGCGTGATCCGCGTCGAGTTCCCGTACCAGACGTTGAAGCAGATGTAGTGGTCGTCGTTCGCTCGCAGGTGCCCCGACCCGTACAACGTCTTGGTAGCGAACTGGCCCGGCGCGAACGTGAAGCTTCCGCCGCTGCCTGAGCCGCCCGTGTTGCTGCTGAAGTCTCCCAGCGTCGCAGGCTGAAAGTCGACTCCGACGTCCGTGTTCAGCACCCACGCGAGCGAGTAGGCGATCGGCGTCTCCGGCAGGTCTCCGTAGACCTCCACGTAGTAGGTCTCGCCCGCTTCGACAGGCACAGACACCGACTGGGTCGAGTTGACAGGGATGTTGCCGCCCGTCCACCACCACGCGTTCCCGACGACCTCCATGGTCTTGGGATCCGTGCCCTTCCAGATCCGGGCCCCGAGGTCGTTGTAGAACGTGAAGGCGTACTTGTTGGTGAGCGTGATCTTGAGGCTGCCGTCTGCAGACGGCTCAGCCTTGTACCAATGGTTGCCGCTCGCGTTGTCGAAGTACTCCGGCCACGGATCGAGGTGGCTGTAGTCGGCCCCATCGAAGCCGACGTCTGTGACGCTGCCCGAGCCGCTGATCAGCGTCGGGGTCTCGAAGCTGTTGTTCGCGGCGTCCGGGACGAAGTCCCACGTCAGGATGCAGCCGCCATAGTCGCCCGCAGCCTTGCTCGCGACGACGATCGCGATCTCCGAGAAGCGGTCTGCCTCGGTGACGGTGAAGCTGATCGTCGGCAGCGCCGAAGCTCCGTCGCTGTCGAGCTCCGTGATGCCGGCGAACCCGCTGAAGGGGACGTTCTTGTAGGCGGCGAGCACGGGGTCGAGCCCGCCCCACGTGCGCTCGATCGAGAAGGTGTACGTCCCGATGTGGTAGACCTCGAAGACCCACCACACGGAGTGGAACGGCCCCACGCCGCCGTGCGCCGGCTCCCCTGCCTGGGTGGTGGCCTCGGCGTTGCTGATGCCCCACCACCCGCGAGGCTGTGCCGGCAGGTAGTAGCCGGCGCCTTTGTTGTCGCTCTGAGGAGGCGCCATCTCAGACGGAGACTCCGATCACCGTCAGAGCTCCGTCTGGCGTGACCTCGACCGTGGCGTGTCCGACGTCCCCCGCGGCGATCTTGAGCCGCACCTTGTACTTGGGTCGGTACCCGTTCGGCAGGTACGCGATGACATCCCCTACGCCGCCGCCCTGGCACGCTCCCTCGATGTAGATCTTGCCGTTGGCGCCTAGGTGGAACTGCAACGGCCGATGGTCCGCGATGTTCGTCCAGGGATCCTCGAGCACGAACGTGAGCCAGTCGACCATCGGCCCGCCGCTCGGAGCGACAGACTGGAGCCTGTCGGCGAGGTCCTTGTTGCCCTCGTACGACTTCACGAGCTCACCCCCGCGGTGTAGTCCTCCACCAACGTTACGTTGGTCGACTCAGCGCCCAGATCGTCGAGCGTGAGGTCCACTCGAGCGACGCGCCGACGGACGTCGGTGAACTGCATCGCGCCTTCGTCGCACGAAGCGAGCATCCCGTCTCCGACGTCCCAGTCATGCTCGAAGCCGGAGTCGCTGCCCGTCGGGAAGACGCAGCTGAGCACCTGCGGAGCGTACGCGGACCGCGAGAGCTTGCGGTACGCGGTGGCGTCCCTCTGGTCGGCGAACAGCGCGAGCTCGTTCTTCATCCAGGACATGTAGATGCCGTACTCGTTGAGCGTGTCCGGCAACGTGACGGCCGGCGCGCCCGGTCGCGTCCACGTCCCGTTCGGGAGCATCACAGGAGCTGCGAGCCAGTCGAACGTCCGCGTCGAGCCGTTGGCGATCCAGATGGACCTGTCGGCCTTGGTGTCTCCCGGGCCCTGCACGACGACGTAGTTGGCGACGGCGTTGGGGTCGGTGATGACGACCTCCGTGATGTCCTCCAGGTTGTCGGAGCCGACGCCGTACTCGAACTTCGGGCTGTCGCGCCGCATCCCGCGGACTGCGAGCGTGTTGAACTTGGCGAGGGTCTGCGGCTCGCCCGGGTCGTTCCAGTACGCGAGGTAGAGGTCGAAGATGCGCTTGGCGAGGAAGTCGTCCAGCAGCTTCCACGTGTTCTGGCCGCGCGGGTAGCGGTCGTACCAGATCTCCTCGTTGAGCGTGTTCAGCGACCCGAGAGACAGGCCCATGTAGTCGTCGCCCCACGTGCCGGAGAGGATCTGTGCTGTGTACGTGATCATCTGCCAGATGATCTCGCTCGGGGTCTTGGGGGTGTTGTCGATCGCCTCGAGCGGCGCGCCTTTGGCCGTGGGGTCGCTGAAGTCGTGCTTGTCGAAGTGGAAACGGTGCTGCAACCTCCAGACCGGCGCGTACGCCTTGAAGGTCATCGTCTTGGACTTCGCCGATCGCGTCGGAGAGGCCACCCAACCGCAGAAGTTGGGCAGGTTCTCGGGCCGGGGCGCTCGGCCCTCGACGTCGCGCCAGACGCGCACGAACGTCTTGAGCGGCTGCACCAGACCGGAGTTGGTGGCTCGCGTCGACAGGCCGAAGCCGAACTCGTCGATGCCGTTCAGGATGACGCTGCGCCGGCGGTTGGTGAGCTCTTCGGACAGGTCGGCGAGGTAGGCTCCCGTGCGGCTGTAGAGCTTGACCCTGTAGTTCACGTTCGCCATGCTGGGTACACGCTCCCGTCGCTGACGCGGTAGGTCCTGGGATCGGCGGCGTAGAACTGCACCGTGAACACGCGCTGCCAGATCGTCCCGTTCTGCTGCTCCTCGCTCATGACGAGGTCCTGCGAGACGCGGGCGTTGTAGTAGAGCTGCGGCTCGTTCCAGAGCTGGAACCGAAGCTGGTGGTAGCCGCCGTCCCAGAGCGCCTGCTCGAACGCGCGGCCTCCGGCTCGCAGGTACTGGAGGTTGCGCGCCTTGAGCACGCCCGACAGCGTGATCCGCTGACCGCCGACGTCGGAGTTGATCGCGTAGTCGCCGAGCTTGCGCGGGATGTTGTACTCGCCCTGGTTGATCTGCCGCCCGCCGAAGAGGCCGTCGGTCTTGCGCACCCAGAAGTCGTAGTACGGAGCGGTGGACCTAAGCGCGTCGCGGACTGCCTTGTTGTTGAGGGTGAACCCGTTGAAGACGATCGGCTTCTCAAGCAAGGACGCCACCTACTTCCACTTCCAGCCTCCTCATGATGTAGGGGATGTCCAGCTCCACCTGCGTCGTGTTGATCTCGATGTTGAACTGGTTCGTGTTGCCGCCCACGGCGGCGGCCTGCACGAGCCCGCCCGCTGCGAAGGACGGGAGCCTGCGGTTCAGCGACGCCGGGCTCAGCTTGGTCGCGGCTGAGATCATCGGAGCGGTGCCGGCCAGGTGCGACATGACCCTCTGGACGAGCGACATGGTGCGCGCCGCGTACTTCGGGTCCAGGGAGAGCACCGCCTCCGGGTACCCGCCCTCCGCGACGCGGTAGACGCCGCCCGGGGTCGCGGGGACGATGCCGCCCTCTGCGAGAGCAGGGACACGTGGCAGCTCGATCGTGTCCTCTCCGAACTTCGGGATGTTGATGTCCGGGCCGGGAGCGAGCTTGTTGATCAGGCCGCCGACCTTGCGCGCGGGCTCGAGGATCTCGTTGATCGCCTGGAAGACGAGGTCGATGCCGGTCTCCAGCGCTCCGATCAGGCCGTTCAGCGCGGCGATGGCCGCGTTGCCGATCGTCTTGAACAGCCCGCCGAAGGCTTCGGCGGCGCGTCCCGCAAAGCCTGGGATCGTGTTCGTGAAGAAGTTCTTGATGTCGTCCCACCAGCCGGTGATCCGCTTCCAGACGCCGTCGAGCTGCTCGCCGATCTTGTCGAACACGGCCTTGAAGAAGTTGGCCACAGCGTTGGCTGCGGTGCTGGCGAAGCTGGGGATCGTGCTCGTGAAGAAGTTCCTGATGTCGGCGAGCCAGCCGACTAGCGCCTTGAACGCGTCGATGGTGAACTGCCGGACCGCCAAGTACATGTCGGCCCACCACTCGGTGAAGCGTGTGAGCCACTCGTCGAACTTGTCGAACAGCGCGCCCATCCACTTGAAGAAGTGCTTGATCCAGCTGATGATCTGGTCCCAGACCTTGATCCAGTAGACGCCCAAGACCGCGATGGCCGTGATGAGCGCGTAGATCCCGACCCCGATTTCACCGACTCCGGTTGCGAACGCGAGAGCCACCACGAGCGCGGCTGCGATCGCGCCGACGATGAGGAGCACCCACTGCACGAACTTGGACTGCAGGATCTTCCCGATCCAGTAGAAGATGAACGCGAAGACGTTCAGCACCGGCTTCATGAACTCAGCGAGCTTGTTGAATGCCTTGCCGAGCTCGATGACCGCGGCGATGACGTTCTTGACCGTCGGACCCCACTGCTGATTGAAGCGGCGGATGCGATCGGGCAGGCTCTGGAAGAACTCGCGCAGGAAGCTCAACGCCTTGAAGAGCGGGCTCTCCTCGCCGCCACGGATGGCCTCACGCCCGAGCTTCGCGATCGCTCCGAGGATGTCGCCGATCAGCCCGAACGTCTCCTTCGCGACGGGGATCGCGTCCTTGAAGAACTCCCGGATCGCGTTGCGGCCCTTGGTCGACTCGGTGAACTCGCGGAACTTCTTGGTCATGCCGCCGAAGCCCTTCTCACCGAAGAGGGCGTCGAAGCCGACGTTGAAGCCGATCTCCAGGATGTTCTTGAGCGCGAAGAAGACGTCGCGGAGGGTGCGGCCGAAGACCTCCAGCACCTTCTTGGACGCGTCGAAGAAGTTGGCGATCTCGCCGTTGGCCTGGTTGACGCGAGCGCTCTCGGAGACGTAGTCGCCGAACGCCGCGATCTGGTTCCCGAGCCACTCGTAGAACGGCTGACCGGCCGCCAGCACGGCGTTGATCCCGTCCGCGATCCCCATGAACGCGTGGTTGACGTCGAGCAGGCCCTCGTTCGCCGTGTCGACGTTCGTGTTGAAGTTGTCGCTGAAGATCTCGTCTTCGCTCAGCTTGAGCCACGCGTCGCCCATGGAGATCAGCGACGTGGTGAACTTGTCGATGACCGAGACCGCGCCCGGCAGCCGCTTGTCGACCACGTCCAGGAACCGCTCCATGAACGCGAGGAACTTGTTGCGCGTCGGCTCGGAGAGCTCGTCGAAGCGGTCCTTGATGTCCTTGATGCGGCGCGCGATCCTCTGCTGCGTCTCGTCGAGCTGCGTCCACGCGGTGTTGGCCGCCAGAGCCGACGTGACCGCCGCCTCCTGGACGCGCTTCTCAGCCGCCGCGATCTCCTCGCGGTTGTTGCGCTTGAGGCGCGTGAGCCGGACCTCGGCGTCGAGCTCCTGCTCGTTGTTGTTGCGGATCGTGACCGCGAGCTGCTTGATCGCGTCTGCGAGTTCGCGCTGGCCGTCCTTCTTGGCCTTCTTGACGGCGTTGGCCGCCTCGACCTCGGCCTGCTTCTCCTTGCCGGTGTTGAAGAGCTTCAGCGCGAGCTCGCGCTCGTCGACGCGAGCTCTTGCGGCTGCGATCTCTGCTGGGCTGGCGCCTCGAGTCTCGAGGCCGGCGAGCTCAGCCCGAGCGTTGTTGAGGTCCTGCTCGAGCTCCGTCTGGAGCAGCGCGTTCTGCCGTCGAAGCTGAGCGAGCCGCGCTTCGGCCGCTGCGACTGCGTTGGCGACGCGCTCGCGGATGTCCCCGATACGCCGCTCCGCGTTGAGCTCCTCTTCGCGGTTGTCGCGCTTGAGCCGAGCCAGGGACGTCTCCGCGTCCTTCTCGCGCTCGGAGGCGTTGCGCCTGATCCGAGCGAGGTTCTCCTGCGCCTCCTGCTGGGCCTTGGTCGTGGCGGCCGCGGACTCCTTGGCCTTGGCCTCAGCCTCCTCCAGAGCCTTGACGCCACCGAAGATCTGCGTCACCGCCGGCCCGATCACGGTCGCGATGGCGGCGAAGATCCCCAGCATGCCGAGCATGGCCAGAGGCAGCACGCCCGCGATCGAGACCAGCGTCGACAGAGCGGCTACGAGCACGCCGATGGCTGCGCCGAGCGCTACGATCACGCCGGCGAGCCCTTCGACCGCGATGGTGATCGCCGCGATGGCGGCCACGATGAGCGGCGCCAGACCCAGGATGATGAGGAACACCGTCGAGATCGCGGAGAAGGCGACTGACAGCCCCTTCGCGTGCGTCGCGAGCCCCGCTAGGTTCGGCCCCATGTTGAGGCTGAGCCAGTCGGTGGCCGCTGACACGGCCTTCATGATCCCGTCGGCGATCGCGAGCCATGCGCGCTGGAAGCGGTTGCGGTCGACGTCGGTGTTGCCGAGCGTGACGCCGTGGCGGCGCAGGATCGAGTCGAAGTCTCCGAGCTCGGACGACGCGCGCTTGATCGGGGAGTTGATGCCCTCCATGTGGCGCGTCCAAGCGGCCGTGCGATCGCCAGCGATGTCGACCGAGGCGGTGTACTTCTTGACCGCGTTGTCGAGGTCGCCGATCGAGTCGGCGGTCTTGTCGAGCGAGCGCGAGAGGTGGAAGTGGTCGTCTTCGAGGTCCTTGGTCTTGCTGCCGAGGCTCGCGTAGGAGCGCTCGAGCCGACCGAAGCGCTGCTCGATCTTGTCGGCGACGCGATCGATCTGGGCCGACGCGAGGTCCGTCGCGCGGATGATGATCTCGATGACGTCGGCCATCAGTTGAGCCTCTCAGCGATCCGGCGTCCGGCGTCTCCCCAGAAGGCCTTCATCGGCCCTCGGGTCTCGTACAGCGACCGCGACTCGAAGTAGCGGCCGGCCATGCCCGGATGGAGGTAAACGTTAGTGCCCTGCCGCACCATGAACGGCCGCTTGAGCGGGCCGTAGACCCCGGTGCCCTTGTCGACGAACCGACCGTACTCGGCCGGCGGCGCGTAGCCGTACTCGCTCGTGACCCGCTTGACCGAGCGATCGACCTTGATGTCCGCGGAGAGCCTGCTCGAGAGCAGGCCCGTGTCCTTCGGCACGTTGGCGAAGCGAGCCGCCTGGAGCACGTCGCGCGTCTTCTCCATCGCGAAGCGCGACTCCTCACGGATCACCGCTTCGCTCGTGCGCAGCTTCGCGACGACGAGCTCGTCACCGACCACTTGGACCGTCACAAGCACGCGCACCACCTCCTCTAAGCCGGTTTTCGCGTATCGGGCACCAGTCTACGGTACCCCTAGACCGAATCAGCTCGAACGGAGCGGACCAGGCGTAACGAGTACGGTAATATACTCGTCCGAGTTATCTCGGCCACCAGATCTCGTCTTCCAAGCGCTCCTCTTGGGCCTCGAAGGCCCTCCCGGACGCGATCTCGTCTCGCTGCGCGAGGTACGCGTGATGAAGATCTTCGAGCGCTTCCTTGATCTTCTCGGGCTCACCCATGCTGCTCTGGACAGTCGTGCGCTGGCGGTCGTACTCTCGATCGAGCTTGTCGAGAGACGTACGGATGGCGTAGGCCTTCCAAAGCTGTTCGAAGCGCGAAGCCGGCAGACCGCCTACCTCGTTGTACGTCATGCCGTAGGCGGCCATCATCTCCTCTACGCGCTCCAGCGGCGTCAGGACACGGGCGCCTGGCTCGTTGTCACCATCGACTTGGCGGTCTCCCACCAGCGCTTCCCGAAATCCCGCAGCGTCTCCGCGTTCTGCTCGACGAAGAGCTCCATGATGCCGAACCCGGTGTCGTCGTCGATCGTGTCGAGCATGCGCGAGACCTGCGCCCGATCGTGCTCGGGGACGCTCAGCACGATGAGGTACAGCTCCTTGAGGATGCCGGGGGCGGTGCTGACGAGCTGCAGCAGGAACTGCCCCATGCCCATGGCGGCCTCGACCGCCTTGGGATCGCGCTCGCCCTGCCTGAGGCTCATGAGCGCGTTGCGGCCGTCCTGAGACTCGATGAACTCGAACGCCTCGGCGACCTTGCTGAGATCCGTCTTGCCGGAGGAGATCGACTCCTGAAGCGCGTCCAGGATGAGCGCGAAGACGTCGTTCTTCTCGAAGAACGTGAGCTCGTCCTGGATGAAGTCGACGCCGCCGATGTTCCACGTCCTCGCCGCTGATTGGCGAGCGGCTGCCCTTCGGTTAGCCACTGTTCTGCTCCTTGTTCTGGGGTTACGGGATGATCTGCTCGCGGACGCGGAAGAACGCGAACGCGGGATCGGTCTCCGTGTCGTCCGCCAGGATGCGGAACCGCACCTGGATCGTCATCGGGTCGCCTCCCCGCCGGTAGTCGAGTCCCGACTCCTGTGGGGCTCGGACTGCGCGGTGGAAGAAGTGAGCGGTGATCCCGCCCGCCTTCGGCTCCCTGAAGAGCACCGCCATGCGGCGCTCGGTGTACGTCGTCGCTCCGACGAAGCCGGTCTCGCGCTCGTCGGGTGTCGGCGCGGTGTCGGTCGTGATCGCCGCGCCTTCCCATGCGAGGACCATGTTCTCGAGCGTGATCTCCGCGAGGCGGGTGGTCACGAAGACCTCCCACTCCTCCGGAGCCACGTCGATCAGGCCTGCGACCTGGTCCACGTCGAACCCGGACTCCGTGTTGTTGATGGTGATCTGGATGCCCTCGCGGGTCGCCCCGAGATCCTCCCACGGAGACACCGCGTCGTACGACGTCACGTTGATGACGTCGGCGATGTCGGCCGGCTTGGTCGTGCCGATGGCCGCGTACATGATGCGGCCTGCGCCGCGCCTGACGTTGCTCGTGTCGACTCTGTGGAATCCCATGCTGCTAGTTCACCTCCTCTCCAGAGGGGTCGTCGTTGTCGACGACGGGCTCGGGATCGTCGGCCGGGGCCGGCTCCTCCAGACCGTCTTCGTTGAAGACGAAGCCCTTGGTGCGCAGCATCTCGATGTCTGCGTCCTCGAGCTCGATCGTCTCGCCTAGGGCGACTTCTCCGAAGCTGCCCTTGATGCGTGCCGTCTTGTTGCGCGGGTCGGCGCAACCGACGAACACGTACGACTTCTTCTTTGCCACGTTTCCTCCTACCACCATGTCCCTGTCGTTGAGACGAAGGTGTACTCCAGCTTGGTGCCCTGGAAGTACACGACTTCGTCGTGCAGGTTGTCGACTCGTCCAGCCTGTTGGTTGGACAAGAGCACCTCCGGCGATAGCTCCGGGGTGAGCGTCGCCGCTCCTCCCAGAGTCAAGTCGGCCGACACGACGCGATGAAGCGCCTTGGCGTACCGCTTGATCATCCTGTTGACGGTGGAAGGGTCCTCGTGCACGCAGAACACTTCCACGTATGCGGACGAACCGATCTCCTCCGTCTGGTCAAACCCGCCGGCGTCGCCGGAGGGATGCGAGGTGCAGTTGACCACGACGTTGGGGAAGTCGGTCAACGGCCTCTCCAGGATGTACGGATGGTGCCCGTTGAGGTACAGCGCGGGCGGTGGGAGCGGCGTGAGCGGGACGGGCGAGACCCCTAGCTCCGCAAAGAACGCCGCATCGAGAGAGGTGTACTCTGACTCGATGTCGAGCAACGCCTGCGGCAGGCCGTTCTTGACCTGCAGCAGAAGGGCGCGTTCGATCTCCTCGAGCTGGACGTCGATCATGTCCAATGCTCCGCCGGAGGCGCGTTGTCCGGCCTCGGCATCGCCTTGTACGGATCGAGCGTCAGCAGCTTGTCCGGAGTCGAATCGATCATCATGCCTGCCGTGGTCGATCCGCTCGTCGCCAGCGTCTCGTTGAACGCGGCCTCCATCGTGGCGAGCCGCTTCTCGAGCATGGCGTCGAGGTCCTTCAGAGCTTGGACGCGGTTGTAGTTCTGGCGCTGTTCACCGCCGAGGGGTGTGACCCCAGCTCCGCGGTTGAAGGCGTCAGAGGTGCCCGTCCTCACCATGTAGTAGTCGATGCCTGCTGGGATGACCAAGCGCGTCGCGTATGCCCCGACGTACTGAGCCTGGAACGGCGTGAGGTCCGTCTCCTTCTTGTCCCCGGAGGGGAAGAAGTACGACATGGCGGAGCTGATCGCGATCCCGACAACGTCGGGACGCTCCTGACCGTCCATGGTCGCGCTGGCCTCGGCCGTCAAGACGTTGTACGTCTCCGGCATGTTGACGCGCACGTGTTCGCGGATCGTGGAGGACATCTAGATCAGCCCTCTCCCTCAGGTGCAGCCTCGGGCTCCTCGGCCTGACCGGCTTCGGGCTCGGGCTGTGCGTCGGGCTGCTGCTCTTCCTCCTGCTGTGGCTTCTTGCGCCCGCGGCCTCGGGGCGCCGGAGCCGGGAGCTCCTCGGAACCCTCCTGCGTCTCGGGCGATCCGACCTGCTCGCCGGCCTCGTTGGCCTGCGGCAGGGTCATCGAACCGAGATTGCGGACGAAGTCCTTCGGCGGCGGGACCGGAAGACCGGCCTCGTACGCCTTGAACTCGTCCTCGCTGGAGTCCTCGAAGATCGCGCTGGTGAACGGGTCGCCGCTCTCCAGAGCCTCCACGACGTGTGGAGCGAGCTCCGACAGGGCGATCGGCTGACCTGGCATGAGGGCGACGCTTCCGCCGCTTGCCAGATGCACAGCCGTCGCTCTGATCGGCTTGACGAACTTCTCTTCGGCCAAGCTAGATCACCTCCTAGGCGCCGACTGTGGCGTAGAGGAAGGCCTCCGGGAAGTACAGCCGGGGGACGCGAGCCGTGGCGTAGCGCCGGAACACGTTCTTCGTGAACGGGTTCGTGATGATCTCCGACTGCGCACCCTGCTGGATCGACGGAGGCGACGTGGAGTCGCCGCCCACGAGGACCTGACCGTCCGCGACGTCCGCGATCCTCTGGCCGAAGAGCGTGTAGCCCGTCGTGAAGAGCACGCGGTTGTCCGGCAGCCACTTCGTGAGCTGGCGGTTGGTCGCGCCCTCGGGCAGGTAGCCTGCGTCGAGGACCTCCCAGTTCGAGCCCGCCCGCATGAGCGAGTTGATGTCGGCGACCGTCGGACGCATGATGCTGCGCCCGTACGAGCTCAGGTAGCCGGCGATCTTCTCGTTCAGCTGGACGTGCCGGAACGTGTTGCTGTTGAGGTGGACGTTCTTGAGGTACTCGCCCGCGTCGTCCGCGCCGACGATGGACCACGTGAAGAGGTCCTCGACCGGGTCGGAGTTGACGTGGTCGGTCCACGCCGTGCCCGCCGTCGGGGTGTGCGAGACGTCGAAGTCGTAGTCGAACGTCTCCTCGGACCCGTCGGGGAACGTGACGGTGAACCCGCCCTTGAACGCCTCCCAGCGCATCCACTCCGTCAGCGTGGCGTTCCGCTTGGCCATGATGGTCAGGCGGTCCACGAGCGAGAGCATCGCGCCGCGGGCGATCCGCTCGTCACCCGAGTTGAGGGAGAGCCACTCCTCGGAGTCGAAGCGCTCCATCTCCTCGAGCAGGACGAGCTCGATGGCCTCCTCGCGCGACTTGGGCTTGGTCTTCATCAGCGGCGGAGTCGCGCTCCGTGCCTTGAACTGGCCCATGCCATGCGGGAGGACGTCGGTGATGCGGATGCGGGAGGAACGCGACTGGACCGTGACGAGCGGAGCGATGTTCGCTCCGTAGTACGCCCGGTTCTCCGCGCCCTGGCCGACATACGCCGGTGCCGCCGCGCCAGGGGAGGAGTTGGCCTCCATCTCGATGTTGCGGCGGACCGTGAACGTCAGGACCTGCTGGTCCCAGAAGTCACCCAGTGCCATGTGATGTCACCTCCTTTCTAGCTGAAGACGCAGTGCGGCAGAGCCGCCTTGACGATGGTCGAGTTGTCGTCGCCGTGGGTCCCCGCGTCGACGGCATCGTTGTAGCCCCAGAGGGCCGAGATGTCGAAGTGCGCGTTGAACCAGATCACGGGGACGTCCTGATCGGACACGGCGCCCGGGGTCGTACCGCTGTCGTCGACGATGAGCTCGACGTCGCGACCCAGGATGCCGATGATGTCGCCGGCCACGTACGCGCCACCGCCGCCGGACCCCAGAAGGGCGCCCATGCCGGCCGTGCCGTCGTTCATGTACAGCGGAGCCACCTTCTTGTCCGCCGTCCACGAGTCGCTCTTCACGAGCACGCTGCCGGCGGGGATGAAGTACCGGCCCGCCACGCCGGAGATCGACGTGTTGCAGAGGCTCGCGTCGAGCACGTACGAGCGGACGTCATCGAGGCCGCTGGGACCCTTGAGGATCTCGTCGGCGTAGATGAACTCGGTCTTCTTCACAACTCCTGCCATGTTATGTCACCTCCCTTCCTAGATGAGTGGGGTGGTCTCGGAACCGCGTCCGAGATCCGACAGCAGCTTCTCGGCTGCCGCGGCGGGATCGACCTCGTTCTCCTCCTCCGGCTTCTCGTCGCCCTGCTTGACGCGGGGCTGGGAGAGCAGGAGCGAGTCGGCGGGGATCGCGGCGAGCATGCGCTCGACCACGTCCTGCACCGTGAGGTAGCGCTGCTCGCCCTCGATCGAGAGCGAGAGGACCGCCTCGTCGTCCGATGCGAGCAGCAGCTCGCACGCGGTCGCGACGACTGCGGGCGGATAGCCCGACAGCTCGAGCTCGGTCCGGCGAGCCTGGACCCGCATCTCACGCACCTCGTTCCGCGTGCGCGCGAGCTCCATCTGCGCCTCCTCGAGCTCGTCGCGGCGGGACGCCTCGAGCTCGGCGAGGCGGGCGTCGGCCCGCTCGTCGATGATCCGCTCGAGGTCCTCCTGCGACAGCTCCATGATGTCCTCCGGCATGGTTACACCTCCTTCCGTGGGTTCGTCGGGTCGGGATCCTCGCCCGTCTTGGGCGAAGGCTTGTAGGGGCCCGTCGGCAGCGGCCAGTCGTCCTGCGGCACCGGCATCGGGTTCCCCTGTTCGTCGATCACGTCTTCGACCGAAGACTCTGGAGGCAAACGAAGTTCCACTCACGACCTCCTCCTGATGCGCAGGACTGGGATGCTGAACTCACCGACCTGAACGGCCGTCAGCTCGATGCCGGCGGCGTCGAGCACTTCTTGGATGGCCTCGAACAGGTCCTTCCACTCGTCGCCCTCGGGGTTCCAGTAGATCGCTTCGAAGCCGACCTCGCCGTAGCGTGCGCGCTTGTTGTCGAGGTCTCGCTTCCACTGGCCGCCGAGGGTCTGAGCCGCGTACATCTCCATGGCTCGGGCCCAGATCTCGCGCCAGCGCATGAGGTACTCGGCGTCCTTCTTGCCGATGGCCGGCTCGAGGTGCTTGATCGTGAAGCGCTTGAAGTTGGCGATCTCCTTCCAGTCTCGCATCGCACGCCCGAGCCGCGTGTGGTAGTGGTTCAAGACGTCCAGCGGGACCTCTGAGAGCGCCTCTCGCGTGATCAGCCTGATCTGACCCAGCCTCTCCTCCAAGAGGAGGGAGCCGAGCCTGTAGTCGAGCATGTGGCCGAGCTCGTGGATCGCGGTCGCGTGCATCCCGCTCTCACCGGGGCTGAGGCCGATCCTGTTCAGCGTCGGAGCGGCGTTGCCGAGCACGTCGGTCTGATGCACGTAGCCCCACCTGATGTCGTCCGCCCAGCTGCGCCACTCGTCGTTGAGCGTGCCGAGGGTGGTCGAGACCACGTTCATGAAGACTGGGTCTTCCTGAGCTCGGCGATCGAGCTCGTCGAGGTACTGGTTGAACTGCCCGATGTCGCCGTTGTCGATGGCCTTCTCAGCCTGGCGCTGGAGCTTGACGAGGGGAGCGAGGAACACGTTGTCAGGATCAAGCTCATATGTGACATTGTACCCCTTCGCGTACATCAGTGCAAGTAGGGACTTGACTGCGGACATCGCGTAGTCGTAGTCGTCCGCGTGCTGGAGGTTTCGCGGATCTGCGCTGAGCGCACGTTCGGCCTTGCGCGCCTCTTTTCTCCAGTACGCGACCCACCGCACCAACGTAGGCTGGTCAACCTCTGCGTGCTCGACCATGGTCGCGACGTTGAAGTAGACGTCGTCCTTGATGTGCGCTGGGATGAGGCCCTCGTCCATCGGCTTGGGGTCCAAGCCAACCTTCGCCTCATCGAACTGCGGCATCGTGGACTTGTCGAACTGAGGCGTCTTGACCGTCAACAGGTGGTGCTGATGCGGCTTCGTCACCGAGCGAGCGGTGAACCGGCCCTTGCTCGCCGTCCCGCGGAACGCCTTGCCCTGCCTTCGTGCGGTGGCCTTGGGCGAGAGGCGCGGGTCGTCGGGAAGCTGCATCACGTTCATGTAGGTCCGGTCGATCTTGGCCTCGTCGAACGTGATCTCGCTGCGATCCAGGGCCCTGATGCCCTCAGCGGTGACGCCGTTCTGCAGAAGCCAGACGCGGTACCGCGCCAGCAGGATCGGCTTGTCCTCTTCGCGGATCCCCTCGTCCGGGGAGTAGCCCTTCTCCTCGCGCAGGTCGACGTAGATGTCGAGAGCCATGAAGCGGCTCAGCCCGTCGACCCAGATGGAAGCTCTCCTGAGAGCGTTGTCGATCGGCTCTAGCGGGGCCACGTCACGCTCCCCGTGAACCCACGGGACGTCAGGCGGCCTCGCTTGGTCGATGGGCCCGATCTCAGCCGGGCTTACGCTTTTGGGACGAACCTCTTGTTGAGCTCCGTGAGCACCGCCGCCAGGAGCTTGCGACGCTCCTCGCCGCGACCCCAGTCCGCGTCGCCACGGTCGTACTCGTCCTGGAGCGACTCCATGAGAGCTGCGGCCCACTGCCGCAGCTGCGCCTCGCTCGCCTTGCTGAGCGGGACGGGGAACCCGTCGCTCATCAGCTTGTCCTGCAGCGTCTCGTAGGAGTAGTCCGGCGCGCTCCCGTCGCCGACCTGCGGGTTGTCGGGCGTGATGCCGTGGAACCGGGCCGCCTTGCGCAGGCCGTCGTTCGAGTACTCGGGCTCGCGAAGCGCGTACTCGTCCGGGATCGCCGGCGGCGTGTTCGGGTCCTCGTAGTAGGGGTTGTGGCTGTACGTCGTCTCCCTGAACCGCCGCTCACCGACGAAGGCGATGCCTGTCTTGAGCACGCCGCGATCTGCGAGGTCCTTGAGCATCGACTTGTTGTTGGGGTCGTACGGGTCCAGACCGACGGCCTTCAGCACCTCGTACGCGGTGCCGCCGGGGCTCGTCTTGAGATGCTCGACGACCTTGCTCTCAGCCGTCCAGGACGGGTACTTGGAGCTGTCGACCGGAACGCCGAGCCCGCTCAGGGCCTCAGCGAGAGCGCCGTCGCCCTCCATGTTGCGGATGATGCGCCGGCTCTCGAGCTCAAGCTCGTGCTTCTTGACCGCGTTCTGGTCCTTCTTGCGTGCCCAGTACCGCATCCACTTGGTCAGCGTCCGGTCGTCGACGTCCTTCCACTCGGGGTTGAGCGCCGCACGGGCCGCCTCGAGCCGTCCCGCGTTGATCTTCCCGAGCTGCCGCCTGAGCCCGAAGTCGCCTTCCACAGCTCCGGTGGCCTTGCGAGCCGCGAGCTCCTTGTTGAGGGACGCGACCTCGTCCTGGTTGTTGCCCTGGCGCGTCCAGTAGCGGAGCCACTTCGCGAGCGTCTTGCTGTCTACGTCGGCGTACCGCGGGTTGAGGTTGCTGACCGCTGCCTCGCCCACGCGCTGCCGACGGGCATTGAGCTCGTCCATGCGGGAACGGACGTAGTCGCCGCCACGGTAGAGGTCCTCCGCGGGGATGTCGACGTCGTACGTCGTGCCGTTCTTGAGCGAGATGCGGGCGAAGAACCTCGACCGCGTACCCACGATCTCCTCGTGGAGGTAGACCGAGCCGATCTTGTCCTCCATCGTGGGAGGCGTCCAGGGCATGCGCACCTGGCGAGGCGGGCGGTTGCCGGCGCGACCGAGCTTGTTGCGGATGATCTGGTTGCCCTTCTCGAGGTCCCGCTCCTTGCGCGCCTTGGTGTAGACCGTGAACGGGGCCTTCTCGGGAGCGGTCATGCGGCGGAGCTTGTTGCGGAGCCGCTTGAGCTCCTTATCGTCCTCGTCGACCACCTCGTACTGCTTGAGAAGCTCGCGCTCGCGCTTCTTGATCGCCTTGCGCACCGCCGCGATCTCGGGGTGCTCGGGCTCCTTGGCGTCGTCGAACGGCAGCACGCTCTTCCCGAGGTAGCGCTCCTTCCACGTGTTGCCCCAGTCGCCGCGGGCCATGCCCTCCTTGAAGAGGTCTCTCGCCTCGGTCTTGTTGCGGGCGGTGATGTGGAAGCCGCCCTCCCTGCCGATCGAGACCTCGTACTTGAAGCGCGAGACGTGCTTGGCCTTGATCTGCTCCCCACCCGGGGTCTTCCAGGCGCTGACAGCGGCGACCTCGCGCGAGCTGTCGAACGGCGGACGCACCCGCTGAGGACCGCGAGTCGTCATGACGACCTCGGTAGCGCCCTTGGGCCGCAGCTTCTTGGCCTCCGCCTTGCGCTTCTCGTACTTGGGCTTCTCGAAGATGTCCCACTCGGTGAGGCCCGTGCCGACCTCGCCCTTGCGGTTGCGCCGGCCGGGGAGCTTGAGCGAGTCGATCTGCCCCGGCGGCATCAGCGTGGCGGAGTTGATCGGGAGGCGCGTGTACTCGTGGCCGGACTCCAGGTGCTTGACGCGGACGCCACTCGGCGCCGTGCCCAGGATCTGATGCGGCCCGTTCAGCAGTGCCCAACCTTCGGCCATGCGCTTCTGCTCGCGCGGCGTCGTGTGGTCGCGACCGCCCAGCATCACGATATCGCCGGGCTTGAAGTCCGCGAGCGTCTTGCCCGACGACTTCGCGCGGATCGGCTTGTCGGAGTCGAACTTCGGCACGTCCTCACCCTCGCGAAGCTCGCGGACCTCGCCCATGCGGTACTCGCGCTGTTGGCCGGGAGCGTGGTCCCACTCGACGACCGTGCCGACGCGCGGGTCACGCTGGTCGCCAGGGCGTACCTCGACGACCGTGCCGCGGCGCATCTCGGGATCGTCGAGCCGCCGCTTCTCGAAGCGCATCGTGACGCGCTTGCCGACCGGGATCGCGTTGCGCATCGGGTCACGCGACGCGTCCGACTTGGGCATCACGATAGCGCTGATCTGATCCTTGGTCAGCCACTTCTGCTCGCCGCCCTCGTCCGTCAGCGTAGCTGTGCGGCCGTCCCAGGCTTCGAGCCACCACGTCTTGTCGTCGATCTCGATGAACGGCTGACCGTCAGGGTCGTCCTGGGGCCAGTCGGTGAACGTCTCGCCGACTCGTGCGGCCGCTGTGATCCGCTGAAGCAGCTCCTGCCCGTTCTGCTGAGGCTTGAACGGCTTGGGAGCGTCGAGGCTCGTCCCACCGGAGTTGTCGAACGCCTTGAGGTCGGCCAGGAGCTTTTCGACAGTGAAGTCCTTGCGAGGGTAAGTGCGCGACAGCGACTTGCCCTTCCCGTCGATCTTGACACGGACGATGCTTCCGCGACCTGGCACACCCGTGGACCCGATCGCGCCCTTGTTGAGGTCCACCTGAGGATGACTGTCGAGCACGACGCGGTCGATGACCTTCGAGCCCTTCGCCAGGTGCGTGACGTTCAGCAGCCCCGAGATCTGCTTGCGCAGGGTGTCGAGGATGTCGATCGTCTCCATGAACTCGCCGCCCTTGCCTAGCGGTGCGTCCTTGGGCCAGCGCGGATGCTTGCTCGGCTCCCAGACGCCCGGCACCGCGAGCCGAAGGACGACCTCCTTCTTGACGCGGATCAGCGGCTGCTGGCTGAAGTTCACCGTCACGCCGACCTGCTGGAGGTCGTCACAGACGTCGTCGGCCTGCGTGTCCAGGCCGAACCGTCCACAGACGTCGCCCTCGTAGTAGTACTCGCAGTTAGCGCACGAGCGAGCGAGCGACTCCGCCTCACGATGGTTGACGCTGGACGGGAACTCGAGGTCGCTCGACCCGCCGCCGAAGCCGCTGATCCGAGGGCGGTCGAGCATGGGCGAGTCATTGTAGCTGGTCTCGAGCTCGGCGAGGAACTCGTCCACCGACGCGGTGAGCGTGCTCTTGAGCTCGAGCTCTGCCGCAGCCTTGGCAAGAGCGGCGGCCGCCTTGGCCTTGACGCTCGCGGGCATACGCGTCTTGGAGAACAGGAGCAGAGCGGCTCGCACGCCGCGCTTGTTCAGCTTCCCGTGCTGCTTGTATGGCAGCTTGCGGTACTGCTTGCCGTCCTCGGTCCAGACGGCCGCGAAGTCCGAGTCCTCGAGCGTGTCGCGCGGCGTCGGATCGTACCAGGACAGCTCGAGCGGCTCCTCGTCCTCGGGCAGGTCTTCGCCGTCGATCTCTGCGGTCGGGACCTCGTCCGCGTCCTCGACGTCGATCTCCTCCTCCTCGAGCATCTTGACGAGGGCCTCTTCGAGCAGCTCGTCGTCGGAGTCAGCCTCCAGAGCGGTCTCGATGTCGAGCTCCTCGGGCTCGTCCGAGAGCTCGTAGCTGATCGAGGCCATGAGCTCCTCGTACTGCCCGGGGTCAGCCGCCCCGACCTTGAGCCCGTCGATCACGGGCTTGGCCGTGAGCGCGAGATGCTTGAGGACGTTCTTGAAGCGCTTCCCGTCCTTGTGCCGGGTCACGCCGGAGAGCGACACGCCGACCGACCGACCCGGGATCGTGCCCCGGAGCACGCGACCCTCGGCGTCGGGCTCGGTGAACTCGACTCCGGTCAGGAGGATGTGGTGGCCCGGCCGCTGAGGATCCGCGACGACCTTGACCGCCCGCACGTGGCCCGTGTTGCGGAGCAGCTCGTCGACCTCGGTGCGAGGATGCTCGAGCGGCACCGTGACGTGCTCCCACGCTCCCTCGTCGAAGTTGCGCTTGATCTCGGCCAGCAGATCGAAGTCGATCTTCAGCGGCCCGCGGGCGCCGGCCACGGGGTTGCGCTCCCATGTCCCGGTTCGCGTGGCCTCGAGCCAGACGAGGCCGTCCTTCTTGGTCGCGACGGAGCTCTCGAGCCAGAGCTCCGCGTCGATGCCGTCGAAGAAGCCCTCGGGAGCTTCGACGCTTGCCTTCATCAGCTCCCCCTTCATCTTCTCGCGAGTTGCGGCTGCGACGCGCGTCGTCTTGCCCTTGCCGCGCCAGTAGGTCGGGCCTGCGCCGTGCTTGCCCTTGACGCTGATGCCCCAGTACTTGTACCAGGCGTCCTTGAGCCAGCCCGCTGCGCGATCGGGGTCTCCGCCGAACCCGCGCGCGATGACCTCGGGATGCCGAGTCTCGAGCACGCGCTTGATCTTGTGGAACTTCGGGATGCGGCCGTTGCCGCCCCACTTGTGCGCTGAGCGGACGATGTACTTGAGCGGGCCGCGGATCTCCTTCTGGGATGCTCCGCCTGTGCCCGGCGGATCGCCGAGGTTCAAGTCCGTCATGAGGCCTCCTGTAGCTACTCCGAGCCCGGGTTGGGGTGCAGCGCGAACGTGTGCCTGCAGTCCGGCTCGGGACACTTGATCGGGACGATGACTTGCGATGCGTACTTGGACGAGTGTTGCAGCGGCGTGAAGGCGAGCACGTCGTTCGAGCGCTCACAGGCTGGGCAGGTGATCGTACGGCCCTGCACCAACGGCGTGTTGCTTCGAGAGACGAACGCGAGGAGCTCGTCCTCGAGCGGCTTGCGAACCGGCACGGGGTCCCGCTTGACGAGCGACTTGGGCTTGGCCTTCTCGGTCACAGCTTCGGCCCCACGATCTCCTCGACCTTGCGCGGCTCGCGCGTCTTCGGCGCGACCCTGTTGTGGCGAGCGAAGAACCGGACTCGGTCCTGCTCGCGACGCCAGATGCCGCACTCGAAGTAGTCGCGCTGGCACTTGGACCCCTCCAAGGGCTGCATGTGGCCCTGGATCCTGCACAGGACATCGTCTCGGTTCCGCGACGTGACCGGGTGCTTGATCTCGGCCGCGGGACACGCTGTCGCTCTCGGCATCGCGTCCTCCAGTTTACTCAGTCGGTTATTTACCGAAACCGATTATCTCAGTTTCGCTCGTAGCTGTCGTCGGGGAAGAGCGGCGACCTCAGAGGGCGATCGCCCCACTCAGCGACGTCGAACGGGACCTCGTCGATGTACTCAGGCTCCTGTGGCGGCTCCTGATCCTGCTTTCTTGATGATCCGCGTGTGACGCGCAGGATCGATGACTTCAATCGCCCCGCCGCCGATCCGTCTCGCGATGAGCCTTGGCGGCTCCGTGAAGTCTCCATCGTTGACCCACACCTCCCAGTCATCCACCTTGTCTCGCCACTCGAGGTAGCGCGCGGCCACCGCTTCGTGGATCGCCTTGATCTCGCTCGGCGGTACGCGCCGTCCCGTTTCCTTAGCGCGATCCATCGCGCGCTTGATCGCCTCTTCTGTGTCGATGTCCACGAGCACGACCTTGACGTCACGGCCTGCGGCCTTGGCGGCGTCGACCTTGCCGGAGAACTTGCCGGGCTCGCTGTCGCCGGTGCCGTCGATGATCACGTTGAAGCCGCGCTTGTTGGCCTCCTCCATGAGACGCTTGGCGATGTCGCTCGACTCCTCGTGCACCAGCTTGGCCGCGCGCTTGTCTCCCTCCTGGACCATCTCCTGGTACTCGGGGAGCATCTCCTTGATGGCGTCCGGGTCCACGATCACAGCGTCGTCCGGCTTGTCCTCGAGCCCGTCGCGGACTGTGCTCTTGCCGGATCCCGAACCGCCGGCCATGAACAGCGTCTTCGGCGTGCCCTTGGCCTTCTTGTGCCCCTCCAGGAAGTGGCGGACGATCGGGTCGTGGATCTCGCGCACGCGCGCGTCCTCGTACATGCCGTCTGGGCCTAGGTACTTCTGCTGCGTGTCGACGCGGAGCTCGACCTCGCCCATGTATCGCCAGCCCGTGTTCTTGGAGAGCCTGCCTCCCTTGAGCCCGTCGCGCTCGTACACCTTCGCTGTTCCAGCTTCGCGATCGACGACCACGATAGCGAGGGCGGGTTCCACGCCGAGCTCCTTCGCATGCGCCTCCTTGGCTGAGATCTCGTGCGGCTTGGGCGTCGCCTTGTAGCTGGTCGAGTCCGCGCTGACCGTCTTGACCTCGTACGCCTTGTCGCCGACGCGAACGTCAAGCGGGCTCTGCTCGCCTCTGCCCGGCGGGTGCAGCACCTCGCCGCCGGTGAGCTTCGCGAAGAGCAGCTCGCCCTCGCGTCCCAGGTCGGTCAGCGTCGTCTCAGCGTGGTCGGACGTGTAGCCGCCAGCGCCGCCTCGACCTTTGTTCTTGCCGCGAGGGGCAGGCGGGTCGACCCACTCTTGATCTGATGCGGGTTCGAAGATCCCCATGCCCTGTCCGATCAGGGAGAGTTCAGCCACATGAACCTTCAGCTGCTCACTCCACCGAACGCTGTCAACTCGGAAGGTCGAGTTGCGTTGGATGAGCACCTCATCTGCGACGACTTCCATTGGCATGAACTCAGGCACGGTGTCTCGTAGAAGCGCGGCTTCACTGCCCTCAGGAAGATTGATGACCATGAGCGTTGACGGTGCCTGTCCGTGCGCGACCCAGTCTGCGACCATCTCAAGATTGTCGATCCCGACGGTGGTGCTCATGAAGCCCGGATCGGTGAACTCGAAGCCTTCCTGCAATACGACGTTATGGTCTACCAAGCGGTACACCTGCATCTCCGGTGTTCGTGCGTGCTGCTTGATCGCTTCATCGAGATAAGCAGCTGCGCGAAGGTCGTCCCGATGAAGAGAATCCTCGTTGCCAGTCCGTATGCGGTCTTGATAGACGGCGAGATAGCCGCCTTCCATCTCCCACAGGTCCGACTCGAAGTCTCCATCTGGGTCCGAGGAACCGAACACGTAGTCTTCGATCGCGGCGCGCTGATCTCCGTTCAGCGTGTCCCAGGACGCTTGCCAGTGGCTGACGACTTCGGATCGCGTTTTGCTGCGGTGGCCGAAGACTTGCTTGGCGGCTGTGACGAAGCGCTTGATGGTGGAGTCGGGATCGGCTTCCCCGGCAAGCATGCCGCGGGGACCCCCATCCACCTTTTCTGCTGGTATGCTTGATCCATCGGGCTTCCCTCCTACGTCGACCTGCTTCAATCGGTCCATCACGTCTGCAGTAGAAGCAGTCCGGCTGATCTTGAAGGTGCCGACGACAGCCTTACCGTCTCTCGCTGTCACTGAGATGTGCTTGTCGTCGAGAAGGCTCGCTTCCAGACGCTTGACGCGGGGTGTGCCTTTCCCGCCAGTCAGCATGAAGTTGAGGTTCATGGAGCCACTGACTTGCTTCTTGAGGCGGTCGAAGAGGTCTGGGACCTCCATGAACTGACCGCCCAACCCGCCGGGGGTCTCGTCCGGCCAGCGCGGATGCTTGCTCGGTTCCCACGCCATCTTAGACCGTGCCGTAGTCGACTGGGCCGGCGGCGCTGTCCTGCGGGCTCACCGCCTGCCGGACGGCGTTCTGCGGCTGCGGCGCTCCACCGATGCCTCCGGTCTCGCCGGTCGGAGGCTGCTCTCCCGGCTGACCGCCGCTCACCGGACCGAGCGCGTCGTCGCGAGCCTTCTGCTCCTCGAGCGTGAGCTGCGGCAGGCCGACGGCCTGGATCAGCTTGCGCAGGTCGAGCTGCAGCGACGCGGGATCCTGGCTCGTCAGGATGCGGATGATGTCCATGGCCAGCGACAGGTCCTCTTCCTTGAAGCCGGTCGTGATCTTCTTGACCTCCGGCGGGTCGACGAAGTTCTGCCGGACGAGGTCCTTGACCATGTAGCTGTTGATCGCCTGATCGATCGCCTCGACCAGCGTAGCCTGCGAGCTCACGAACGCCTCGCCGTACGTCGCGGCCACGTTGCGCGACCCCGAGCCGCCCTTGCCCTCGATCAGCGCCTGCTCCGGGACCCAGAGGGCGCGAAGCTTCATGACGTCGAGGTACTCGTTGCTGGCTCTGAACGCGCCGAGGTTCTCGCCTCCTCGCAGAAAGCTCGCGTCCCACTGGAACGTGCCCGACGGTCGGCCCGTCGTGTCATCGACGTACGTCTCGGAGCTCATGACGATGGTCGACCCGTCGCGCAGGGCCTGACCGACGAAGAGTCCGATGTCCTGGTTCGAGACCTCCTCGCCCGTGACCGGATGCGGGCTCGTGCCCTCGGGGACCCTGACGACGAGCGCGGGGTCGGCGTCCTGCTCGAAGTGCCGATCCTCCAGGAGCTGCCGCAGCGTGCTGCTCCACCAGAACTTGAAGGCGTAGCCCGTCCTCGGGTAGCCGTACCAGTTGCCGAACTCGTCGTCGCGCTGGTTGATGAACCAGAGCGAGTGAGCTGCGTCGGGGCTGATCTTGCCGGTGCCGCCGTCGGCGGTGAGGGAGTAGCCGACGTGCTCGAAGCCGTCGTACTCCTCGTGATCGTTGAACTGCACCTCGGCGCCCTCGGGCTTCAGACCGCGAGGCTGGGCCCAGACGAGGGCCCGAGTCCCAGCGGGCGCGTCCCAGACCGGCTTCTCGTCGCCCTTCTCGTCGGTGTACTTCCAGTCCGGGCTGTCCAGCTCGAACCGGAGGACGATGGGCGCGAACCCGAACTCCAGGGCCGTGAGCATCTGGAAGATGAGCCGGGCGTGGATCCTGTCGTAGGCGTTCTTGGCGAACGCGGCGACCTGCGGATCGGTCGACTCGAAGTGGTAGTTCGCGTTGACGATGACGCTCTTGATGAAGTGCAGCCCGAAGGCGATCATCGGATCGCGGCGCATCATCCGCATCTGCTTGAACGTGATGCGGTCGGGGTCGAACCCGCCGATCGCGTTGTTGATGAGGTACCGATCGACGATGCGGCCGGTGTCGTGGATCACCTTCAGGGACGGCCCCTGATCGCGAGTGGTGATCCTCTGCTTGCGCTTCGTCCCGCGACCGCGGGCGATCTCGCTCAGGTTGGTTGTGTCGACCTCAGCCATCCGCGGCCTCCATTCTCATGATCGAGATTGTCACGCGATCCGGAGCACGATCGGTGCCTCTCCGGCCGGGCTGTTCATGGCCCTCGTTCGCGTGACCCGAGAGGATCACGCGGATCGGTCCGGAGCCTACGGCCCCACCGTCCACGATCCTCTTGACCGCGCGTCGAGCTTGCTCGTACTGCTCCATCGCCTCGGCGAAGGAGAAGTCGCCTTCGTCGGGCGTGGAGCTCGGATGAAGATCTGCGGCGAGCTTCTCGGGCGTCGTGTCGACCACCTTCGACCAGCTCACAGCGTGCTCGCGATCTTCGGGATCGTCGGGTCCGGCCTGCCGTTCTTGTGCGCGTAGATCGTGACCGGGATGTCAGGAGGCAGCGCCTCGATCTCCCGGACGACCGAACCCTCGATCTTGCTCGCGACGAAGTGGGCCGTCAGCCCGTCCTGCCAGACGCACATCTGGCACATCGTCGTGACGTACTTGTGCTGCTGTCCGCACCGTGAGCACGGCGCGTCCGTTTCGATGACGTACACGTCCCCTCCTCTTTAGGCGGGTTGGGCTGGGCTGCTGTCCTGCAGCCCGATCACTGCGGTGCCGGTGAACGGGTACGGCCGGACGCCCACCACGTACTGCGTGACAGGGTTGAGGCCGCCCGTCGACTCCCAGCGGATCTGCCAGTCTCCGACCTGGTCCATGAGCGTGTCCCTGTAGAAGACGCCGTCTCCCTCGGTGGGTGTCGGGTCGTTGGTGACTCCGCTGCTGGAGTCGTACGTGACCAGCGTCCCGTCGGGCTTGAGGATGCGGAGCGTCACCGTAGCAGGATCGATCGGATCTCCGCTGAAGTCGGTGAACTCGACCCGAAGCCGCTCGGTCTGGCCAAGGAAGGGATGGGATACCACTACGTCAACCCCCTTGCTCTGCTTCCGATGGACGATCCGGTGGCGCCTCCGCCGATCACAGATCCCGATGCGGTGCTCCGATGCGGCGGGAGGCCGTGCGCCCGACGCGGCGTGCGCTTGCCCGTGGTGCCGAGGGTCTCGGAGATCGCGAGGCCGACGTCCGTGGGCAGCCGGTACGCCATCAGTTGCCGCCCGAGCGAGTCGACGATGACGAGGCCGACGTCCGTGGGCCCGATGCCGACGACCGCCTGCAGCGTATCCGTCTGCGACAGGCCTGCGTCCGTCGCGGAGCGGTAGAGCGCCGCGACCTTAGCGAGCGTGTCCGAGAACGAGAGGGCCGTGTCGCTGAGCTCTGTCTGGCCCGACTGCTTGCTGGCGTTCAAGGTCTCGCCGTGCGACGTGCCCTGATCTTCCAGAGACCGGTACGCGTGGTTCAGAGCCTCGAGCAAGTACGCGCCGGTCAGGCCCGAGTCGGTGACGCTGAGCGCCGATGCGCGGGCCCTCGTGATCGAGTCGGTCTGGCTCAGGCCGGTGTCGCTCGTGGATCGAGAGAGCCGCTTCGTGATCGAGTCGGTCTGGCTCAGGCCGGTGTCGCTGAGGTTCCCGCCGCTCGTCGCGGCGATGGCGTCCGTCTGCGTGAGGCCTGTCGTCGAGAGCGGCCTCGTCGCGAGCAGCTGCCTCGCGATCGAATCGCTGTTGGTGAGGCCCGTGTCGCTCGCGGTCCGAGCTCGAAGCGCGACACGCGCGATCGAGTCGGTTTGAGTCAGGCCCGTATCGCTCTTGACCCGAACGCTGTTGCGGGTGAGCGAGTCCGTCTGGGTCAGCCCCGTGTCGCTCTCGGTCAGGACCCGGATGCGGAGAAGCGAGTCGGTCTGAGTGAGGCCGTTGTCGTTGGGAGCGCGCCTCAGAGCGCGGAGCAGCGTGTCGGTCTGAGTCAGGCCCGTGTCGCTCGCGACCTTGCCGAGCACCCTTGTCGCGACGAGCGAGTCCGTCTGGGTCAGGCCCGCGTCGCTGAGGCTCCCGCCGCTCGTAGCGGAGATCGAGTCGGTCTGCGTGAGGCCCGTGTCGCTCGCCGTCCGAGCCCGAAGCGCGAGCAGCGAATCGCTCTGGCTCAGCCCCGTGTCGGTCGCGGTCCGAGCTCGAAGCGCGAGCAGCGTATCGCTCTGGCTGAGACCCGTGTCGCTCGCGGCCTTGCCGAACACCCTCGTCGCGGTGAGCGTATCGCTCTGGCTGAGACCCGTGTCGCTCTTGGTCAGGACGCGAGTGCGGAGCAGCGAGTCTGTCTGGGTCAGGCCCGTGTCGGTCGCCGCCCTACGGACGAGGCGAGCCAGCGCGTCGCTGTAGTTCAGCCCGTTGTCCGAGACGCTGGTGCCGCTCGAAGTGGCGAGCGAGTCGGTCTGCGTGAGGCCCGTGTCGCTCAGCGTCTTGCCCAGCACCCTCGTCGCGACGAGCGAGTCGCTGCTGGTGAGGCCCGTGTCGCTAGTCGTCCGAGCCAGGGATCGCGTGAGCGAGTCGGTCTGAGTCAGGCCGGTGTCGCTCGCGACCTTGCCGAACCGCCGTGCTGCGACGAGCGAGTCGGTCTGCGTGAGGCCCGTATCGCTCGCGATCCTCGTCCGAAGCGCAAGCAGCGTGTCGGTCTGGGTCAGGCCGGTGTCGCTCTCGGTCAGGACGCGAGTGCGAAGCAGAGAGTCAGTCTGGGTCAGACCGGTGTCGCTCTCGGTCAGGACGCGAGTGCGAAGCAGCGAGTCGGTCTGAGTCAGGCCGGTATCGCTGGCGACCTTGCCGAACCGCCGTGCTGCGACGATCGAGTCGGTCTGAGTCAGGCCCGTATCGCTGATGCCGTGCTGGATGCGCTCGGCAAGGACGTCGCTCTGGCTGATGCCGGTGTCGCTCAGGGTCAGGACGCGAGTGCGGAGCAGCGAGTCTGTCTGGGTCAGGCCCGTGTCGCTCTCGGTCAGGACACGAGTGCGGAGCAGCGAGTCTGTCTGGGTCAGGCCGGTGTCGCTAGCGACCTTGCCGAGCGCCTTCTGCACGCTGAGCGAGTCAGTCTGAACCAGGCCGGTGTCGCTGGCGTTTCGAGCCCGAAGCGTGAGCAGCGTATCGCTCTGGCTGAGACCCGTGTCGGTCGCGGTCCGAGCTCGAAGCGCGAGCCTGACGATCGAGTCGGTCTGAGTCAGACCCGTGTCGCTAGGAACGAGGACTCGAGTGCGAAGCAGCGAGTCGGTCTGGCTCAGCCCCGTCTCCGTCGCGCTTCGAACTCGGACCACCGACCGGACAACCGAGTCGGTCTGAGTCAGGCCCGTGTCGCTGGCGGCTCGGTTGACGCGTCGCGCCAGCGTGTCGGTCTGAGTCAGGCCCGTGTCGCTGGCGACCTTGCCGAGCGCCTTCTGCGCAGCGATCGAGTCGGTCTGAGTCAGGCCGGTGTCGCTGATGCCGTGCTGGATGCGCTCGGCCAGGACGTCGCTCTGGCTCAGCCCCGTATCGCTCTTGGTCAGGACTCGGATGCGGAGCAGCGAGTCGGTCTGAGTCAGGCCGGTGTCGCTCTTGACCCGAACGCTGTTGCGAGCGAGCGAGTCAGTGATGCCCAGGCCGGAGTCAGTGAGCGCCTTGGAGACGACCTTGTTGACCGCGAGCGAGTCACTCTGGGTCAGGCCCGTATCCGAGACGGCGCGACCGAGGACCTTGGCGATGGCGACCGAGTCCGTCTGGGTCAGGCCGGTGTCCGCTACGGCGCGGCGTGCCTGCGTCGAGATGCCGTCGAGGAACCAGCTCGTGCCGCTCGGGCTGTGTCCGTTGAGCGTGATGTTGTTGCCGTTGCCCGAGAGGTCGGGGACCGGGCTGCCGAAGCCCATCTTCCAGTAGCCCTTGAGGTTGGCGCCCTGGATGCTCTTGGGATCCTCGCCCATCGACAGGCGCGCGATCTCGTTCGGCGTGAGCGCCTTGTCCCAGATCGCCACCCACGACGTCGTGTGGGAGTTGAACGTCCCGTTGGTGACGAGGAACCAGACGGCGTTCGAAGTGTCCGGGATCGCAGACCCCCGCGTGGCGGTCGCCACGAGGTTCTTGTTCTTCCAGAACTCGAACTGGTCGGTGCCCGTGCCGCGCATGACACCAGCAGCCAGATGCATGACACCTTCGACAGGCGACGGGTCAGAGGCTGTGGTTCCCTGGATGCCGAAGTACTCGTAGTCGTCGCCCGCGAAGATCCCGTACTGGACTGTGCCGTTAGAGTTCTTCCCGACGATGGTGCCGTTGCCAGAGCCGACGCCACCGTTGTTCTTGTGGTAGGAGACGACGGTGATCTCGGTGCCCGTGATGTCAAGGGCTGTGGGGTCGGCGCCGGTGATGCCGTAGTACGTGTTGTCGTTGCCGTACGCGTTGAGGTCCCGCAGGCCGAGGCCGATGTCGCTGATCGCCTTGGAGGCGGCCTTGCGAATCGAGTCGGTCTGGGTCAGGCCGGTGTCCGAGAGGTTTATGGACTGGCCAAGCTTCTGCACGGAGACCGATTCGGTGATCTGAAGCCCAGCATCGGAGAGCTGAGCGATACGGGTGCGAAGCAAGAAGTCGGCGGGCTGCTGCGGGCCGAGCCAATCGGTTGCGGAAGACGCGGTGGCGTAGACCGGGTAGCTGAAGTTGCTGGTGAACGTCTCGTTCTCGTTGTTGCCGAGCAGCAGGAAGTCGCCGCCGCAGTTGCTGGCGGCCGCGGCCCCAGACGTGGAGAACGTCGTCCCGTTGATGCGAGCGCGGAACACCCACGGGTTCGCGCTCTTGTCGATCATCATCTCGATCCAGTACCACGTGCCTGCCACCAGATCCGAGCCGAGGTAGACGCTCGCCATCGAGGGCGTGCCGTCGGCGGCGATGAACACGGCTCCGGACGAATCGACGCGCATACGGCATTCGGTCGGGCCGGCGTCGATCTTGGCGATCATCGTCGCGTTGGCGCCCGGCAGCGAGGGCATCCGCCACCAGAAGCCCGCGACCACGCGGGTGGGCGTGCCGCCGAACGGCGAGTAGTAGACGTACTCGCTCGACGCCGACGGGTTGATCTCCAGGCTGTACTGCTCCGGGGCGTGGACGGGCGACGTGACTCGAGTCGGGGAG